TTGCCGGGGTGGGTGAGCCAGCGGCGGTAGTCTCGGAGATCGTCTGGCTGGCTGCTGTCGTTGGGATCTCCGGCGATTTTGGGATTGAGTGCTCCAGGCAGCAGTTGTACAAATCCTGCACGAAGTCAGGGTGGAGACGGCTGAGTTCATCGTAAGTAATCGGAATCATCTCGCCGTTGCGCGTCAACTCCCAGTCCATGAGGACGGGGGTATCAGGCGTGCCCACAAGGAGCCGTGCGTAGATTTCGCGCTGGATTTCCAGTCGACGAGCTTGCGCCTCGAAGCCTAGAGCAGATTTCTCATTCTCGTCCTTCTTCGCGCGTTTGAACGCCTCAGTCGCCTGCTCGTCACCAGCCTTAGCCCCACGATGAATATCGCGAAACATCTGCGCGGCACTGCGAAAGAAATCAGGGGTGAAGGCGTCAGTGTTGAAAGTCACGCTCATCGACTTACCATGACGAGTGAAAGTTTCAGTGACAGGGTTGGCTTGAAATTCTAAAACATCCATTTGTCTCCTAATTACGCGGACTGTCCAGAGTCCGGTCAATGAGTTAACTGTTGATTCGCGTCTTTTTAGCGAATTACTTCCTTGATCGTGGAATTGAAATAACTGCCGTACTGGAACAGGAGCACGAGCAATGCAGCAAAGTAAGTAACACGGCACATTTCGCGCAGTCGCACGTAGCTCTCGTTCAGTGCTAAATATCCAACCAGCGCGACAATGACAAGAATCAATAGAATCATCACAGTGCCGTCAGCGAGTTGATCACCTCGATCTCATACGCTGCCCCGCTCGCGTGCTCAGACGTGAAATCCGCGTTGTGCAGCGAGTTGAAGTTGAACTTGTAACCAAACACCCCATTCGCATCTTCCTGCTTCTCGGGATTGCCGAACTTGCACGCAACATCCACGCGGATCGTCTCATTGTTCACGCCAGTATCGATCTCGTTCCCAGTTGCGAGCAGTCGTACCCACTTCCACGGGTTGCTACGGACTGCGTTGTAGAGTGCTCGGGATTGCGCGTTATGTGGAGTTGAGAATGAAGCGGTCACATCAGCGGCTAATCTCACTGTTGACTGGAATGAATCATAGTCGGTATTCAGCGCCCAAAAGGGCTGCACTTTGTCGCCGATGCGGAAGTCGCCTGCGTAAGCCTGCGTCACTTTAGTTGTGCCCAGCGCCCCGAACGTGTCATCGACGAAGATATCTACGTGCATGCGGCTGACGGGAGATTGCGGGATCGAGGAAACATCTGCGCCGCCTGCGGTCAGGGTCGAAGGAACGTAGGTGCCGCCGCCGACGAGGCCAGTCGAATCAACTGTTACCTGCGTCTGGTTGGTGGCAGCGAGCGTACCTTGAAAGATGATGATGATCGGGGTGGTGGAAATTGGCCCGCCTGTGACCACGACATCTCCGGGCGCGATATTCGAGAGCGCTTCAAGTGCAGTCCGGATCTCAGCGGCAGTTGCATCGAAGTCAATCGCAGTAGTGGTCTGGGCTGAGTAGGTGATCGTAAAGTTCCCCGACGTAACCGTGCCGGATTTGGTGATCGCCTGTTCTTCGTCTGTCTTGGTGGTGAGCGGTTCATTGTCAATCGGAAAACGCGCGAACAAGTTTCCGGTCATATTCGAGGCGTCGTTAGTCCACTCCAGCCCGAACGATGAGAACTTCAGCCCTTCTCCCACCTGCACCGCGTCCTCGTCACCTTCCTCGATCGTGAACGAAACGGGGAACGGATCTCGACCGGACGAGACTGGCGCAAATAACCAGCTTCGTGCGTTCGTCGCGCCCATTGGCGTGTCTGGCCCAGTTGATTGCAGGCCGATCAGTCCGCTTAACGGGTAGACCACCTGATTGTAATCAGCAATGCCGTTCCATGTGCCGTTGGCCCACATCTTCTGCGGCACGGAGGTAGTGGGGATATTGAAGCCGCGCGCCCGGAACAGTTGAAACTCGGCTTGCGGGTTGAGGGAGATGTTGACGCCGGGCAGACGCCGCGTCGCCGCCACTCGCACGCCGTACTCACGCTCCACGCCAATTTGCAGGATGGTATCAACTGCTGCTCTGACATCAAGTAGGGCCATCGAGTGTCTCCTTAAACTACGCTAATCGAATCGTTCAAATTGACGGAGTCGCCCATGTCAACCACTTTCCGTCCCAGACTGAATATTTCCAGTCGATATAAGCCGCCGAGATGGAAGTAAAGATTGCCTGCGAGAGCTGGATCGCGCTCCATGAATTGTACGGCAGCCTCCCGTCGCGAGCTGACGGCGAACATATCGCCCGCAGTCGAGACGAAAGTGTCCTTAGTTGTCTTACCCACGATCTCGTCGATGCGATCCGCTGCGAGATTGACCAAAGAACTCGGACTGCCTTTGCTAATGACTTTGACGAGATAGAGCGGGCGCGTGAGAATGCGCACCGTGCCCAGTCCTTGGAAGTCGGAGTCAGAGGCAAGGGAGTAGATGACAAGTGGGTAGATTGGAGACTGGGGCAAGGCGTATTTGTAGATACGCGCACTGACGACTGACGCAATCTCACTATCGCTCGCGAGCTTGTCATGCAACCAGTTCTCTGCTGCGGGTAGTTCATTCACCGTTGTCTCGTGCAGTACCCATCAAACAAAATTGATCTTGCTCTCGTCATCGCAGGAATAATGGCGCTCGTAATCGTCGGATTCCAGTTCGTACAGCACACCGCCTTCGTTGATTCCGAGACCGTGCTTCAGCGATAATTCAGTTAGTTCGCATAAAAACATATTCAACTTTTCCTCACTCACCACCGCCTCCTCTCACTTTCCGCACCACGCCTGCTACCGGACCAGTACGCTGCGTCGTTGATCGTCGTGAACCGATTGTCGTCACGGGTGGCGTTCCGCCTTTCAGTACTGTCTCAGTGACGGACTTCGCTTCCGCCTTGTACTGTACTTTCGCCGCTTCAAACGACGGTAAGAACCACGGCTGTGGCTCCTGTCGCACCGTGCCGAACTCAATAAACCCCGAGTAAGGCTGCGGCGCGATTACATCAACTCGCACGCGACTCACGTCATTCACCTGCAACTCCTCCGGCTCTTTGTGCGTCGTGTCAGCCATCAGTCCGGTGTCACGCGGAGCAATCTGCTGGGCCACTGCGACATGCGAATCCGCCGCTCGATGTAAGCCCACCGCCATCGAGCGATGCATCCGTTGACGAATCTGGGGAATACAACTATTCAGGATTGCTGACATCAATTACTCCAGCGACTGTAACCAAAGCTTCAAACGATTCATCCAGTCGCTTCAACTGGCTGAACACCAACTCTCTTTTGCCGTCCCGCGGTGCGACTACGATGCGCTGACTGGTCTGAATGGCCTGCGTGATTGGGGTGACTCGCAAGTAAAGCTTCTGAGTCACCACGCCTCGGGGAGCATTGCCAATCACTACTTCGGCGTCATCAACCGCTTCGACCAAGCCGGGAACTGTTTCGAGCGTGGCCCACTCCTCACGGAATCCACCTGAACCATCGTTCACCGTTGTCAATTCCTGTATCGCACACGAGTCGGGGAGATACTGTTCAGCCAGCACCTTAGCCTGAGCAATGAGAACCGCTGGAATCATCCGGTGGTAACTTCCTCTCTATTGGATAGCGATACATTACTTCCCGAAACTCTGGTCCATAGCGCTCGTACCACGGCAGCCATTGGCGCATCTCCAATATCCACTCAGCATCATCGAAGACAGTGCGATACCTCATGCAATCACCACAGGCAATCTCAACCCGCGCAATAGCCGCGCCACGTGAATCGGCAAGCCGCTTGAATCAGTTGTCGGCGCAGTGACGGCGGTAGCTGTCGAGGACTGTTGCGTGTACTTTACCTCAACTGAATTGCCGATCTTCAAAGAACCCACTGGCCCAACTCCGGTAGCCAGCGCGGCTACTCCCCCTACCGCGCCCAAACTGAGCAGGTAATAAGCCAGTTCGCAGGCTGCATTCAGCAGCGGTACGGGCATTTCCGTTTCGTCGTAGAGCCCGAGGATCAACTCGTCGTCAATTCCAAACCTCGGCCACTTCAGTGCCTGTGTCAGAGTTGCCGCGCGTCCGACGTAGTCGTATTCCTCCAGCCACTGCGTCGCCGTCATCAGTGCGCGTTCCTGATCGTCAGGCACGGCTGAGTCCCACGCGTTCGGCAGGAGGAAGTTTTCAAATAACAAATTCGCGTACTCAAGAGTCGGGTACGAGTTCGAGTTCACGCCGCCAACTGTCGCGTCCAGTGCCATATCACTACTTCTCAGGCTTACACGTGCATTCGCTTTCCCCGAAGTCGCAAGCTCTACAAATCCGATTCTCCTGTCCGGGAGGGCAAGGTTTGCCCATGAGATAGTTATACAGATTTACCTTGCCGCCGCAGGTCTTACACGGGATATCCCATTCGTATGTCATATTACCGTCCAAACTGGCCGCGTCGCGTCTCCCGTGTTCTCGTATAAGTCGTGATTCGTGGTATCGACGACGATGTTCCCCGCGATCACTCCTTTGTAATCGCCCTTCACCCCGGCTACTGAGTGAGTCGAAGTAGCGTCAGGCGTCAGTCCGGTGCAGGTGTCGTTGTCGTAGGCGATGTTCAATGTGCCGTCGTTAGCTTTCGACTCCAGCCGAGTGAGGGCAACATTCGCTCCGGTGCCGCCTACTGAAAACAGCACGGTCACGTCATCGTCAGCCGCGAGGGCTGCACGTGCTTTACCCGCCACTTGCGCCGCTGTGTCGTTCAGCGCAACCGCAACTGAGATGTCCTTCGGCGAACCTGTCATACCTGCCGCGGTGACGGTGAACTTCGCGTTCCCTCCGAGCGTGATCGTTCCTACTACTACCGCTGTCTCAACTTGCAGGACTCCACTCGTGGGCACTCCGGCCTTAGTCAGCACCGCACTGAAATCTTTGTACCGCGAACTACTCACGCAGGCTTCTCCTCGACGGGCTTAGGTTTAGCAGGCTCAGGTTTAGACTTGACTTTAGGCTCAGCGTCAGGTGCAGTCGGCTTTGTCTCAGGTTCTACCTTAACTTCCTTCACTTCATCTTTTACTTCAGCAGGCGCGTCGAGAGCTTTGAGCATCTCGGCGTATTTCACTGGGATAGTGCCACCCCTGCCCGCGAGGACGAACGCCGCCTCCTTCGGCACTTCCTCGCCTTTTTTGACGACAATCACTCTCGTCTGGTCCTCGTTAAGGTAGAGATCTTCCTGCGCCACCATCCGGTATACGCCACGTGCGTCATGTTTAACGATGCTTAGTCCCATTTAGACTTCAAACCTCATGTTTGTGATCCGACAGTTGTCCACGTAGCGTTCGGGCCGGAAGTGGCCGTATTCACGTAAACTGTACCTGCATCATCCACTCCCATGTCGCCCAACGCGGCATATTTCCCAGTCGCGTTTACTCCCGGCGTCACGGTAGTAATAGCGAGGGTCGGGGACGTGCCTGTCAGGCTATTCTTAAACACCGTCATCTGCTCGACGTTTTCCTTGGCCCGCGCCGCGCCGAAGGTCAGGTTGATGGTGCCGATACCTGCGGTCAGGGACGCCGCCGACGCCACGCAGCCATTCGTGCCGAGCGAAGGATGCGCGTCGAGGGCTGCTTGGATATTGGCGAGGAGAGTTGCGTTCGTCGCGGACCATGTGATCGCAGTAGTATTATTCCCCTCAAAGCGGAGAATAAAAGTTCCGCCTGTCGGAGTACCTCCGATCGTGAGACGCTGTACTTCGTCCGTACCCGCGCCTACTGTTCCCAGTCGTCGCAGTCGATTTGATGGCATTTGATGATTCTCCTTATTCAATTGGAGGACCAGCCAGTCCTCCACTCAATCCACTTACGACGCCAGCCCCGTAGCTTTACAAAATGCCGACGCGCGATAAATTTCCAAACTCTCGCGCATCTCGGCCACGATCGTCTTTTTGTTCTCGATCAACTGGTTGCCGATTGTGCCGACGATGATGGTGATGCCCTGTCGACGGCTGATATGTGAGTAGAGCTGGAAGTCGCCTGTGAGCGCCGTGCCAGCGGTCATCGCAGTGGTGACGACAACCGATTTGCCGAAGATGCGCTCTGGGCCGGGATCGCTCGGCGCACCCCAGATATAGAGGCCGTCAAGAGTCTTAGCAAGTCGAATAGGCGTCCAGTTGTTCGGATGGACCACGACTGCCGTAGGCTCGGCAAATCCCACTGTCCGCACCTTCGTCATGGCTTTGTAGATCGTATCGATGTTTGAGTCGCCCGCCGCGGCCTGAGTCTGCACGCCGGACTTGACGAGGAAGCCTTCAATCTGCGGTGGCGTTCCGGTGCCGTTCAGCAGGTAGTCTTCCTCTTTCAACTGCAACATCATGCTCAACCGATTGTTAATGATGCCCTGAATGCCGGGAACGTCGTCGAGTTGCTCGGACGTAACCGGAATCCAGACTGCGATTTTCTCAACGTCAGACGAGCGCTCGGTCCAGACGAGTTCGGCTTCCGGCTTCGGATCGCCTTCCGCGACCGCCGCCGCCGGATTTGCATTCGTCGACGCTGTGCCCCATGTCGTCTCCTCCATGTATTTGATCGAAGTGAGAGTCGTGGCGTCGGTCGGGACGAGATCCGCGACAGTCGGACGACGTAGCGCGAAGTTGACCACGATGGCTGTGCGATCATTCGGCGGCGCAAATCCGGCGCTGGTTGTCATCAGTGTCTTCATTGCCCGCATGTCGAGGTTCTCGCCGAGCTTGACTTCGTAGTTCGCGTTACCGCTGTGCAAGCCTTTCATCGACTTATAAGCGTTCGCATCAGTGAACATTTCGCCGAGAGTCTTCGTCGCGCCGGATGGCTGATAGTTGCCTTTATCATCGACGACAAATGGCACTTGGCGATTTACCGTATTGATCTTAGAGTGCGCCTCCACAGTTTTCTTGAAAATGTCCTGTGCTTCTCGGAGTTGCTCCCACCGCTTAGTTGCGGCAGTAATCTCGTCATTCTTCATCTTGGCGATTTGCAACTCATCTGCGTCCATGTCGATTTGATCGCCTTTGGTGTGCGCTTTGAAATAAGCATCCAACTCGGCGATCTTCAAATCCTTGAACGCACCCAGCTCGTTGAAGCTGAGATTCTCGAAAGTGATAACCTGTGCGGCTTCAGCCATGATTTTGTGACTCCTTCAACTGTTGAAATTGGTTGTGCTGGAATTGAATCGCCTGCTGAAGCGCGTTACGTTGATCTCTCGTCGTAATCGCTTCTTTGACCATCTTCTCGAACTCGGAGGCGAGCGCGAGCGGGTGCTCGGCCAGCTTCTTCAACTGGCTGATCAACTCGTTCATCTTATCGACTCTCCGTTGCGAGAAAGCACGGCCATCTTTGACAGCGCGAAACTCCTGCTTTCTTGCCAAGCGGCCACTGAGCACATCAAGCGCAGTAGCAGTTTTGGTGTAGTGGGCAATCAACTCCTCAACAGCGGTCGCCACCTTGAGGGAGTGGTTATCTAGGTCGTCGTCATAGGCGGCTGCGAGTGCCGCGTCAAGAGCTTTAGTGGTAAACGGAGGTAACTTTTCTGCCTCCGTCTCGTCGAGCAGGGACTTCAACTCAACATGCGCGATAGACTTGAGCGGGATAGCCGCCGTGCGTGGCTCCACTGGCATGTGGGTCAGGGAAACTTCGATGATTGGCCACGATTTCAACTCGAAAGCCTTCTTGACCGGAACGCGCTCAACTAAGTGCGGGGCAGATCCGGTGGACCAGCCCAGCTTGCCAGCTTTTGCCAGTCCGTACACAGCTTTCTCATAATCGTCTGCTTCGTTCAGCTTCGTTTCGAACCAGACTCCAACGTCATCCACTCGATACTTCGCTCGTCCCAGCCTGCGCCGTTTCAGCACCGAGTCCAGACCGTGATCCCACATTGCCAGCAGGGATTCACGCCCGCTCAATTCAAGGTCTGTAGATTTGGTAAAGTAGTCGCCTTGCAGATCGGGATCATCAGCCGTAGTAAACAGCACGCCATATCCGCCCACCAGCCCATCTCCCAGCGCCTTCACCGCCCCGCCATAGAAGACCAGTGCGTCTGTATCATTGTTCATCGGCGGTTGGACCTCGCTTTCAATGTCGAGATAAGTGAAGGATTTGTTCTCACTTGCGTATAAGGCGCGGACTTGGGCGGTGGCCTGCTCGCGGGTGTCGTGGCAGTGGACGGTGGAGTTGTCTGCGAGTTTGATTACGCAAAACTTACCATCGCGCTCTTGTACTTTCCACGGCATGGGTTTCTACAATGCGTCTAACACTATCCTGATATCGTATAACTCACGGAAAGTGTGTTGCTCGTTGATTTATTTATTGTTGAGAACGTCACGTGTGACAACATCGTGCCTGCTGTCGCACTAGACGTATTGAACAACCCTGCCTCACCCAGCGTGCCTGTTGCTTCATCCGTTGCAAAGCTCACCTCCGCCCTCCAACTCGGCGGATTGCTCGTCAGGTTAGTAGTCGTGAATGTACCGATTGTCTTGCGGCCCACTGATGCAGTGATCTCAGATCCTAGCGCAGTGTCGGATGTAGCTGGCGCAGTTGTTGAAGTGCCGACAGCAATCGCATTGATCGAGTTTGTCTGATTCGAGAATGAGCCGATCTTTTCCAGCACCCAGCGGCGTCCGGCGGTAACGACGGTGTTGAGCTTGATTCGTTCGCCGACAGGAGAGCCGTCGAATGCGTTCTTCAACTGCATCTCAATGCATCCTCTTAATTTTATGACATCGCCAACTTCCTCGGGCTGGCTCTGGTTGCCGTTAGTCTTCGGTTGTTTGCGTTTTGCCATCATTGTCTCCTGAGCACGAAAAAGCCCGCCGCTTACTGGACGGGCAATTAACGCGATCCAGAAACGACGGGCGGGACTCGGTTAGAGTTGCGACCCTAGTGGATTATCAAATCAGTTACTAACAAAACCTAAATGCATCCAATAAGGACTGGAACTATCCATTGACTCACACTGGTAAAAACCGGGGCCAGATTCGCCTAATTTTTGTTCCAATCGCTTGATTTGCTGGTAGGCGCGTTCAAGTTCAACACGCAAGCGAACAATTTCACCTGACTGTCTCTCGCTATGTATTGCACCTTCCCAACTCATGTGGTTATTAACCCCAACTGCTGAATCACTACACTATCAACATACTTCGCAGCCCGGCGCTGGGCCAGCAGGAACTCTCGCATTTCCTCGCGTACAATCCGGCGCAGCTCCAGCTCAAGCTCGTCAGTCAGCCGCAGTGTATCACCAATTTGTGTCGGCGCAACAGGTTTAATCACGCGGGGAATGGGTTGGGTGCTCATTCAGAATCAATCTTGCCTACCGTAAATTGCCTCCATTGTGCGTTTATCGTTTACGCGAGCCTGTTCCAACATTAACTCAATCGTGCCGTCAGGATCTGGACGTTTAAGATATTTGGCTTTCCACGTCTCAGTACAAGCACACGGTTCCTTGCCGCCGCACCACCACTGATGCTGTTTTAGGCCAGGAATGACAGTTCCTGCCAAGATTTCTAGATCGTCCGGCTCACACGGACCTTCATGGGCTATAGGCAAATCGCAAAGCAGTGAAAATCTCCACCCGTTTCGCTCTACGCTTGGTAATCGCCTCCCGCACTTTAGGTTGCTAAATTTACTCACGAAACCAACCTCGCTGTCGAAATCGCCGGACTGGGTTTTACTCCACTGGTGCCGTTATCGCCTATTCCGTTCCCGTTGCTACTCGCGGTTGCAGTCGTAGTCGCCGGAGCCGCTGCATTTTTCGGAGCTGCCGCATCTCTCGCCTGTGTCGCCCCACCTCTCGGCACGAAATATACGTCGTCTGCTTCAGTTGCGTCCAGTCCAATTGCTCGACGATACTCGGCCCGAGTGATCCCTCCGCCTAAATAATCCTCTCGCCAGCGCTTGTGACGACTGCTTTCGTCTTCCTGTAGTGCTTTGACATCAGCCGTGTCGTAGAAGACGTAGTGATTAGGTTTGTTGTCGAATTCGCGAAGGAGACTATGTGTCAACGTCTCCGCGATGTGTTTCCAGAACGGTGCGAGATAGTTGTTTGTAAAACGCTGTTGACTCTGAAAAACATTGTTGTAAATGCTGTTGTGTACCGTCAAGCCATCGGCGATGAAGTTATGCGCACCTTCGACAGTGAGATCGTAGACATCTTCTTCTGGGCCAGCTTCAATTGATTGAATAGCAACGGTCGCAGTGAAATCGGGCAGGATATGATCGCCACGGCTGGCTCGGTTGGTTCGCTTCTTCTCATTAGTCGCTGATAAGTATTTGACGTACAGCGGATCTTCGGAACCGATTCTTCTCACGTCCTCCGCAGACATGATTGTGAATTGCCATGCATCGTAGAACTCTTGCCTACCCTCGTTCGGCAGGCAGGACTTCGGTTGCTGAAGGTGGTAGATATTTGACACGCTCATACCCAACCCGAGCGACAGATGCCACAAGTCGTAAGTTAATTGCCTACTCGCCAATCTCCACACAGCATGACCACGCCTGCTAACCGAACCATCGGTATCGAGCATTCCACGTAGAAATGCCAGTCGTAATTCTTCGGTCAGCCCGAATACCCACTCAGGTATGTGCTTATTTCGCGCGCCGCGCTTGAATCCCGCTTGCTCTAACCAGAGGAATGTATGTCTCGACGAGAAACTAAAGCCATTATTCGTTTCCCTCAAGTGCGCAGGTGCAGTCGCAACACCCAGAGACTGTGGAGACAGCGCTATTAAAGTATTCCATCGGCCACCTCCCGATTGTGTAACTTGCTTAGTGAACAAACCTTGAGTTAGGGAATAATATTCTCGCCTGACCCGATCCTCTTTAGGGATACATAAAGTTAAATAGCAATCACTTTGATAGCACCCATCCCCCACAAACGCTCCCAACCACTGCATAAGTTGAGCGCTGGCCGGAGTTCCGTCCGGCAACTCGGTCTTACCTGTATCTGGCAGCGCGAGCACTTCAAGAATTCTGTCCCCGACTTGCAAATTCTCCAGCGCCACCCACTCCAGCCAGTAGCGCCATTCAGGACTGTGACGATGGCCTATGCGAGGCGCTTCAACTTTTTCCTGCTTGCGCACTAGAAACGGGTGATTACCACTGGCCCAGATCGTGCGATTGCGTGCCTTCAGTTTGAACAACTGCTTGCGCCCAGTGAAGCCCGACCACGTGACAGGCCGCCGGACAAGTGAACCGTCAGGATCAAATGCCCAGACCAAATCACCGACCCGCACGTCCCTAATCGACACTGGCCCACGCTCAACCGTACTGATTCGAGTATCCGCAGGTAAACAATGCTCCCCTGCCGATCCGAACTCCATCACCGTACCGGGAATTCCCTTGACCGCGCAGAACCTCTCCTCAGCGAGATAACGCTGCAAACGCAAATCCAACTCCTGCGGCGAGAACTGCAACTTCTTTGGCTCAGCGTTGGTGATGATAGGCGGCGTGAACTTCTTGTCGCCCGTGATCTGGGCCATCAGCAGCTTCTTGATATTGTTGATGTCTTCCTGCCCCAGTTCGCCTGCTTTGTTGTCGATGCTGAGGAAGTACCTGAACCCTGCGTCATTCGCCATCAAGTTCGCATACCAGTTCGCCGATTCGTTGTCACCGAAGATCTCGCGGAAGATGGCGGGGGTGGACGCAAGTCCGTAGCGGGGGTTGGCAGGGTCTAGGCCATTGCGGAAATGGATGACATCGGTGACAGGAATCGGCAGCCAGTCCGGGCCGCGCTGGACTTCATAGTTGGAAATAAATTCCGAACCGTCAGCGGGGTAAACTGCGCGGATCGTGTTGTGTGGCTCGTACCAGAGTTCCTTGACCCTCCCTTCCTCATTGCGTTCCTTGCGTATGTAGGCGTTATCAGTGATGACCCAGCTTGTGCTCACTGCTTTGATCATCGTCGGGGCGTCGTAGAAGTTGTTGGGCCGATACCAGAGTTTAACCAGTTCGTGATCGTCGACGATGACTTCCTCGTTCCCTTGCTGCTCACGCACTTGGAGTTCAGCTTCACTGGCGCTATTGCCGACTGCGGTAACTGCGGCCATCATCAGCGATGACATGGTGAGATCACCGACGGCGGAGGCGTAGTCTCGTCCCGTTCCTTTGAAGCCGATGAGGAGTTGGTTAACAGCTTGATCGAAATCGGCCCATGTCGGGAAGACGGAGACGAGGTTGGGCGGGGCAGGCGCAGGGAAGCGGAGGGACTTGATGGCTGATGATAGTCGGTCTAGGAAGCCCATTAGCTTATTCGGTAATGCCCAATCGGAGTATAAAAACGAAGTAACATATCCAAGCGGAACTCGTAGCATTCTTGGGCGAGTTCGGCTAATCCTGTTTCACGAGCACGGGATTCTATGTCGAGAACGTCCTCGTATAAGCCTTGATAATCCATCACCGCTCCTTCCCTAGCACGTAGATCGTCCAGTCGTCCTCCCTACCGCCTACAGTCACGATACGGTTTGTCACTGCGTAACGTTTGCCTTTAGCCACACCCGAGAGCCAGATGACTGTGTTCGCAGGATCGAGAATCGCGTCCGACTCGACCATGATCCCACTATCGACAATAAACTGGCTGGTCTGGATTGTATCGCCAGCGAGATAAGTGGACCAGTCGAAGGGGTAGTCGAGGGTGGCGTTGGGATCTTGGATGAAGGGGGTCATTGGTTAGCCGGAGTCCAGTCAGACAAAACTACCTCGCTAGCATTTTGTTGATCTGCGTACCAGATACCAAAGCCGTAAACTGCCTGATAGGCTGCGTCATCAACTTCGGCACCGTATTGCCTGATCAGATCGCGCAACTCTGCGGCGTCGATCATTTCTTCTTACCGTTTAATTTAGGCTTGGCTGCCTTCACCTTGCGCTTCTTATGTCCATTCGTCGCCGCCACCACTCCCTCCGGCGGCTGGCCCAGACTCGGCAAGTCAGCGGGCGGTTGTCGCCATGCGCGAACGCACAGATTGTATCCAACCGTTTCTACGTCCATGCGCTTGAACCCGCGCTCTTTTAGCATAGACGTAAGTGCGGCAGGTGTAAATCCCATTTGGTGGAAATTCTCGCCGTAGGTCTGCGCTCCGTAGAGAACGTTGAGCACGTCGTCGTTCATCGCGCCAAGCTTGATTTGATCTGCGGCCCATTCGAGGTTCGGCACGATCAAACGCATCTCGCCGTCCGGTTTGAGAATCCGCGTCCACTCATCCAGTACCCTGCCAGTGTCGGAGCGCGGGAAATGTTCGAGCACGTGGGATGAGTAAGCGATGTCAAATTCGTTGTTCGCGAAGGGCAAGTCGTGAAGATCAGCTCTGTAGTCAGGATTCACACTATCCCGAACATCCACCGTTAGGACATCGCCCTCATCAGTTTCGTACTTCGATTCACCGCAACCTAAATCAACGATCTTCTTTTGCCCTTTGGTTTTCGTGGTCGCGCGTCTCATCGGCGGAGAATCGGCAGGCAGCGTTGTTGCTACCATCGTATTGTAGTCCCAGTGTTCACAAAGAATTGAGCCTTCGGCGTAGATTTTGAACCCCGCCTTTCGGATAAGGTCGCAAACATACATGTCTTCAGTCCAGACCTCCGCCTTCTGGATACCGTCGAGATAGTGATTCGAGTCCACGGTTTTGAACCACGGCTTGGGCAGATGTTTGAATACTTCTGTTCGGATCAACGTACAACCCATCGCGATCGCATCAACCTCGAAGAATTCACCAACCTTCCAATCAAGGTATGGACCAGCACCTAAGCCACGGAAGATCATTGGCATTGCAGGAGGAGATTTGTGGCAATAGATACCACCAACAACCATGAGTTCGGGATTACATTCAGCACGGTAGATCAGTTTCTGCAATGTCTCAGATGGTGCAACGACATCTTCATCAAGCATGAACAAATAACGCGCACCGACGGCTAACGCTTGTTCAGCGAAGTAGTTTCGCGCTTCTGCGATCGGGGCTCTCCACGTGTGGCAGCTATGCATGTTGTAGCACATGGGGGGAGAAAGCCTTGCGTACGCAAAGGCCCATTGGGGAACTATCGGTCGCCCACTTAATGGAATTCCCACCTGTAGTCCGGTGAACATTGGGTAGTGTCCAGACATTCAGTCTCCTTAGTTTAATCTTCTACTGGCTGAGCGTGTTCCCGCTCCCAACTGAGCGCGGCATACTTCAGTCGTTCCTCGATGACTTGCAGATCGTGAACCAAAATGTCACGAGTCACAGGAAGGGCTACGTAGAACTTCTGACCGCTCTCCTCCATGCGCGCAGTCGCGGCGACTTTAACAGGCTCCTGTCCGGTATCCTGAACCATGATTCCATCGATGAGTCGATCCTGTGAATCGTAGAGCGCGAACGAGCCGTCTGGATGTCGTCGGACTTGGAAGTCTCTCACGACTGTACGCATTCCTTCTTAATAAAATTAATCATCTCACTCGTCAGCTTCATACTCTTTGGAGACCGCCCCTGCAACACGGCGATACAATCTTTGATACCCTGATGGAATTCCGCCTCCGTTACAGGCCGCACTTGATGGTTCTCGATCACTCGGGGCAGTGCGTCCTTCTCTACTGCGCCCAGGTAGATTAAATCCACTGGCAAACCTGTCTCGTCACGGATGCGGGCCAGATCGAACCAGTACCTCAGTACTTGTCGCCACTGATCCATCTATAGTTCCTCATAATCCCGCTTCAGCACCGCTCGCGTCGTCGTGTATTCCTCACCGCTGCGCTCGGTGCGAATCAAGAACAAGTCGTCAGGTTCGTTTGACGAAGGATCGGCGAGACAACGGACCAGTACTACAGCAGGATTGCGCAAGTAGCGCTTCGTGCAGGAGTGTTCCTCGGTTGCGGGTTGGCCGCAGAGAGCGCAGTTGAGTGCGATCGTGACGCCGTCAGCTACTGCGAGCTTGTCTGAGAATGCCATCGATAGGATTACCCTTCTTCGATCAGTTCAATAGCCAACTCAGCCGCGGCAATCCGCACTTCTTCGGGAACGTCTAAGAAGGGCTCGATCCAACCTGCCGCACATTCCAGATCGATCTTCGAGGGGGTCAGGTCTGGCGCATTGCGCACGTATTCCTCTAACTCCGATTCCGAGATGTAGCTATTTGACGGTAATTTATCCACCGTCTCTCCTCTCCATCGCCCGTCGATAAGCGCGAATAAACATGATCACGCTGTCGTCTGATTGCATCTGCGGCATGTCGAGTAATCGATCCACGATCGCGTGCGCTTTGTCCGCGTTGTCAGGATGATGCTCGTTGATGTCGGCGACGACGATCTCTCGTAGTTGGGTGCGGGCATTGCTCATTCGATTACATCAGATTTATCATTCAAGTTCTCGTCATACGCGTTATGGACCAGCAAGTCACAGAACGCATCGTCGATTAGCTCCAGCTCCGGCTCGCAGTGACAGGCAGCATCTTCATCGTGCGGCTCGAAGTCACCAATCGGCATGATGTGGACAACTGATTGATCCGGTCGTTTCACTACTCGCCATGTCATCTAACTTTTTACCAGCACGTAAATAGTCGCTGCCAGTTTAACAACTTCGCAGATTAGGGCGATCACAAGAAGAACTGGAACAATTTTCCAGAACAAGAATTCTCTGATTAGATCAACCATGACTCACTCAACTCTCGTTGTCCTGTCACTCGACGGCACGATAATCCCACTCCGCTTCACTGGCCTCGTCACCCTTGTGCGGGATGGTACTACAATATGTCGTCTGGCGCTAGGGGTATAGGGGTAGCGGAGATCGAAATAGTGGTCTGAGAGCGTGACGAGATCAGTGAGTTGCAACTCCAGTCGCAGTTCGTCGTTAAGGGAGAGCGAGACTGCGTCGGCGAGTTGCAGCGCGTCGCTGAGCACTTCGTCCAAGTCCGGCCCGCGCAGGTCGATGGCAACGCTATCGGTGAGTGCAAGCGTGTCCTCGAACTGGATAAATCCTGCGCTAAACTTTGTGAGCGAATCAGCGAGCGCGAGTGCGTCGGCAAGTTGCAACCGGCCTGTGCTAAACAAGGAGATCGACTCAGTGAAGACTGGCCCGTTATCGCTGATAATGAGGCCCAAACCGGGGGTTAAAGTGACTGAATCAGCTAATAATGCGACATTATCTGCAAGTGGGAGGTGGTAGGTGAGAGAGGTGGATTCAGTATCGCTCAGCGAGATTGTATCAACGATTGCCAGTTCAAATCCCAGTCGAAGCTGAACACTGTCGTTGAGTACAAAAGAGTCTGACAGTGACGTGCAATAACCGAGCGTTGCATCTTCAGTATCGGTTAGTGAGATGAGATCGCTCGACGTGAAACGCAGTTCAGCCGCAAGAAAGATCGAATCAGCTAGTAAGATCGAGTCGTCTGTCGATAGCTGATAACTGAGCCGGAGCGCAGTGAGGTCACTCAGTTGCAACGTGTCTGACGTGGGAATCTCATAACCCAGCCGCAATTGGACCACGTCACTCAACGCAAGCGAATCGCCCAGTGGTTGCAGGTAGTCTAAAGTAGCTGCAAGAGAGTCGGCGAGTGAATAAGAGTCACTGAGAGTCGCAAGGAAACCCAGTTGTAGTAAGACTGAGTCGTCAAACGTCGCGCTATCATCTGCAACTGTGAGTAAATAGTTGAGTCGCAGTTGAACTTCATCAGTGAGATCCTGTAACGCATCCGTCACCCCGACTTGGCGCAGTGGCCCCTGCGGTGCAGTAGTGAGGATGTCGTCCATGTAGAGATTGGTATCGTCGGCAAGGAATAGACCATAGCCTAGCTGGAGAGAATCAGTGAGTGTGAGTGAGTCAGTGAAATTGAGTGCAGCGCCGAGAGTCAGTGTCAGGGAATCGCTCAGGTTGTTGATCGAGTCAGTGAACGCGAGGCGTTGATTGAGTTGGTGTAATTCACTATCGGTGAGATCGATCGAGTCGCTGAATTGGTGCTCGTAGCCAAGTTGGAACGATGCGTTGTCTGCGAGGATTAGCGAATCACTGAAGTCGAGGAGTTGGTGGAATTGAGTCGAGATTGCATCAGTGAGGGTTGTGACACTATCCGCGAGCAATAACCCGAGTCCAAGTGCGACTTCATCGGTGACGACCAGCGAGTCAGCAAACGCGCGCAATTGGCCTACTTGGCGCGTCTCAGCATCAGCGAGCAACAGGGCGTCGCTCGCACGCTCTTCGTAACCGAGGACGATAACGACGCTGTCGGTAAGTAAGAACGAATCGCTGAAACCGGACAAGTGGGCCAGTTGCAGGGAGATTTCATCAAGGAAAGCGACGACGCTGTCACTCAAGGCCAGTCCGGGGCTGAGTGCGAGACTATCTGCAAGTGAGACCGTCTCACTAAATGAGAGCAGGTAGGCCAGTAGGTGGGCTTCCACGTCGGTGAGCGAGAGCACGTCAACGACAGATTCCTCATAGCCGAGGACATGGGACTCGCTATCGGCAGGTAAGATCGAATCCGAGAATGTGACGAGGTGGTCTAACTGGGCCGTGACGCTATCGCTCAGGATTAACGTGCTTGAGACTTCGACCAGTTCACCCAGCAGGAAGTCTACGCTGTCGCCCAACACGAGCACGTCGTCCAATTCGAGGACGATCTCGCCTGTGACCTCGTGGAGTTGCAATATGATTGAGTCGGCGAGGTTGTCGAGAGAATCGAACAGGGTGAGGTGCTGGTACAGTTGAGTAACGCAGTCATCGGTCAGGGCGAATGAGTCGCTGGTAAGTAAGCCGTAACCCAGCGCGATTGCATCGTGTCCTGACTGCGTCTCCCGAAATGCTACTACGACGCCGCACTCATAGAGAAAAGTGTCGTTGCTGCTCGTAGTGCTGCGCATTCCGATACCGGCAGGGTCACTGGGGTAGGCTGCGTCGGTAACGGGTAGTTTTATAAAAGCAGGAGTCGTTGAAAGCTGAATTGCGGTAGTTACACCGTTAACGGTAAAGCCAAACGTAGCGCCGAAGCCGGACTTCTTGGCGATCACCCAACCCATGTAGCCGACGATCGTTTTACTGGAAATATCCACGTCGCCGGCGCTGGCTGTCTGTAGCGTGTAGTTTTGATGGACTTGCGCGGTGGCGGCTTGCTGGCGATAGTTGGTGAGGTCTACCGGACGCTCGTTGACTGCGCCTGTGCCGCCTGTAGTGTCGAAGTTGTCAGCGTTGACGGTGGCGGGGAGTTTTGCGGTGCTGCGGATGTCGCCCGGATCGGTTAGATCGCCGCCATCGTCGAGGTAGATTTGATCGAACCAGCAGATCCGATCCGCGCCCGGCTGTTCAATCCAGCCATAGCGAAAGTTTGAGGCCGGAGATAAACCACCGGTGGAGACGTTTGCAAGTGTCAGGACCAGTATTGAATCAAAGTATACATTAACCGAGAGATCATCAGCCGAGGGCAAGGTATAGGCCACGCTGATCCGGTGCCACTCATGCGGAGCAAGAGACGCAACGCTATCAACGGAGTCAACCGCCGTAGTGAGCCTCAACCCGACTTCCCCGGCCCGATCAAGCAGCGCCAGCGAGAAAATCGGGCCACCTGCCGCTTCCAGTGTTCGTACTATCGTGGTCAGCGTTTCCGGTACTGAGTCGTAACGAAAATAAAAACTGATGCGCCGATTGTTATTGCCCAGACCATCAGTCAATACGCCGTTTACCGTCGCGTGAGTAAGACTGTTATCTCCACCAGAGTCGAACTTCCACGAACCGATGCCCACAACTTGCCGGGTAGAATCGAAGTTGAGTGTGCCTGACCCGCCCGCAACGTTGAAATAACCCGTCGCCTGAACAGCGTCGCCGCCCGGATCGAGGTAGACGACGTTTGCGGGAGTGGAAGTCGCGGATTCGACGAAGGGGCCAGCGTCCGCGAGGGTCAACCCCTGCTCAAAACGAACCGAGTCAGCCAGGCTGTCGATTGAATCGGAAAAGTCGAGCGTGATTGCGAGCAGGTGAGATTCGGAATCGCCGAGTGAGAAAGAGTCAGCGAGTAAGGTAAGCTGGTCAAGTTGCAGTACTGCGGCATCCGCCGCGTTGAACGAGTTGTCGGCGAGGGCGAGGCGTTGCGCGAGTAAGAGCTGATGCGCGTCCGCCCAGTTCGCGGCGGTCGTATCAGCAAGAGCAAGGAGATAGCCGAGCAGTCGCGCGTTAGCGTCAGCGAGAGTTGCCAGCGAGTCGGCGAGCGAGGTGATGATTCCGACCACTTGTGCGGTCCCGTCCGCAAGATTGTTTATGTTATCGCTGGCACTCAATACGTAGCCAAGCACTACCTGCGCCGTGTCCGAGAGCGTGAACGAGTCGGTATGGAGATTGCCATAGCCTACCCCGCGCGCGTCGGCGAGGTTATTGACATCGTCCGAAGCTGACTGACTGAGCAGGACTGTCGTATCCAGCTCCATTGCGTGCGAACAGAATTGAGTCGAAGACGCCGCGCCGAAAGTAATCGTCGTGCCCGTGAAGCCGGATGCGCGAAACGCCGTCTCCAGCGCCACGGTGTCATTGGCGAAGTTCGTGTCCTGAATCTCAGTCCAGTTGGTGGGCGGGGTAGTGGTCGTGTCGGCTGAGCCGTGCGCGACGAGAGTGGGGTTGAGAGTGAGCGCCGCTTGATTAAGCGTTGGCGCGGCAGTAGCGGCGGCTTGGTTGTTCTGCGAGCCAGAGGAACGAACTGCGTTGGCCCCAGTGCGAGTGACTCCAGTGATGGCGAGCACGTGGACCGCGCCCGAACTGTTACTTCCCGTCGCCACCGTCACTACCGTCGAAGTCGTATTAACCATCAGCGCCGTGCGGATGAACACGCTCATGCGATAGTTCACGCCAGAAATGGCGAAATTCATCGTCTCGATCAGATCGTAAGTGCCGGAGCCGTTATCGTCAGAGCAGGTAGGAGTGTCATTGGTATTGGCCGCGACGCAGCAATAGACCACAAGCAGGTCGCCGGACGCCGGGGTAATCGTCGCGTTACGATTCCCGGTCCCGGAAGACGATCCGCCTACTGCACTGGTGCGTACCGCTGCGGCCATCGGACGGACTTTAGCATGGATTTATAAGTTGAGTTGAGGTTATAATGCGCCGGACTTCAATCCCATGAAGTGAACGATTAGGGCTGGCTCGCGTTGCTGACAGGTTTCACGAGCTGGCCCTGGTTGTCTCTGCTTACAGTTTCATACTTAGTCAGCCCCTCTACCGCTGAGGTACGCCGCAAGTGCCGCCCTCAATGACCCCACGTAATTTCAAGTTGTCAATTCGATAACCAGTAAACGATCACGCCAAGGATGACCAGCAGCGCGAAGCCGATTGATAGTTCTCGTAGTTCCATGTCATCGCTACCCCACAATCATCGTCGGTATCCGATACAGCCCTACAGCCTTCTCAATTGTATGCAACGTGCCGCGACTAACGCCGTCCCACAAAGCCACGACGTATTGCGGCTGCATTTCCAGCATGGTGATGTTTCGCAAGTACCCGGCACGCTTCCCGTGCTTACGCCAGTCGGCTTTCAGGGTTGTCACCGGAACGTTCAGCTTCTTTGCCGCCAGCCACGCCTGCTCATCACCGCCGCGCGCCCCGCCCTGAACTACATGAAATCGCCAGTTTAGCAAGTTACCCAGTTGGACCATAAGACGATCTACCAGTCGCTGGTTGTCCCACGACCGCGAACCACAGAACAGCACAAGCGGGTAGCAGTGCGAGCACGTTGCTCGGCTAAAGTGTTCCGCATGGCAATTGCATCGACAAATCATCGTCTCTCGCTCTCTAATTGCGACACTCTCCGCTGGAGGTCGCGAATCTCGCTAACATTCTTCTTGTCAATAATCACAATCATCAGAACAAGTAAAAACACCGCGATCACTAACGCACAGCCCACCTCTCCGCCCGTCATGTCGTCGTCCCGTTCACTCATTGCTCGAGCCTCCGTTGTCACTTCTTTTCTGCAAGTAAACCATCCGTGATAACGCGAATAAACGCCAGTACTAGCCCCACCGGAAGATAGATCCAGTAGAAGACCCACATTGTCGGAGTAGCGTCGATTCTCACAAGAATCTGATAAACCAGCCAGTACCATAGTGGTGTGTGTATAAGCAAAGCCAGCAGCACGCCTATACAGCTAACACCTTGCTTAAGAGATACAGTCGGCCTCTCACTCATTTACGCTCCTTCCGCGTGCCGTTCGCCTCCGGCGACATCAGCCAGCCCAACACTTTCGCCAGCGTAATCCCGTCCGGCTCCCGTCCCTGCTCCAAGCGCATCAATGTCGCCGCACCGATGCCAATCTCCTTACCGACATCACGCAGGGTTAGTTCGCTGGTTACACGATACCTGCGAATTATCTTTCCGAGTTTCATAGAATGTAGTATAGTCTACCTAAGAAACAAATGTCAATAGAGGGAAAAACTAGGGGACCATCCCCAGCTCAAAGACAGCGCGTAATACTGGGTTTATGCCTACGGTGTGGGAAGCCTCGCGGAGAAGATGGCACACGGACACTCTGCCGCAATCACGCAAACAAGACCATCGCGTCAGCGAAGCGCGCTCGAATACGAAATAGGGCAGCGAATCTCTGCGACAGGTGTCGTAAACCTCGCGGTAACGGTAACGGAAGATCACGGTTTGTCTGCATTGCCTGCTCTCCCGTCCGAACCGCTCAGTCAAAGTCGATGGGACGGCGCTGGCATGAATACGGAATCACCGACGCTGAATATGAGCAATTACGAGTCGCGCAAGGTGGCGGCTGTGCTATTTGCGGAAAGCCTCAGAAAAGTCGCCCTTTAGCAGTAGATCATAACCCAAAAACCGGACACGTTCGCGGCTTGTTATGTGTTCACTGTAACACCTCAATAGGAAAGTTTAACGACGATCCAGACGTACTTCGTAAAGTGATCAACTATCTCGAGAAAGACTCGACAATTGGTCTACATCGCTCCAAGCGTACAACTAAAAAGCGACGCTCGATACGAGCGACAAGAAAGGACTTGCAAGATATTGTACAAATTGATACGCTAAATACTACAGAGGATATAGATTCTTCTCCTATGGTTAAATTGGTTTACGCCACGTGCAGGCACTGCGGTCATCGCTTTATTCCACGAGTAGAGCAGCCTCGGCAATGCGGTAAATGCTGGAAATTCGCACCCCTAAAATCAGTGGAAACGAACCGAAAGAAGAATACGGTAATTGCTGAGAAGCGAGACGAGGGCAAGTAAGTGTCGTGCTATTATCGCTCTCAATCACTCCCCGTGGAGTGGTTTTCCTGTATGGCGACCGGAGCTGGCCTGCTGTGCGAGGGACGCGGTGGGTTGGCTCCGGTTGGGAAAGTGAACACTATGGCTGGTTTGCTATCAATCTCGGTAAACAAAGAGACTTCTTATCCAACCAAACGGCGTTGCGAGGTTTGTCAGGAGATGCGTCTTATCGTTGCTAAAATTGGACCATTGTCCATTAAGGGGCCATGTCCGAACCAGTGTGGCAGGGGTCGCGACGTAACGGTTCGGCTCACAGGTGTTGAGAGTAAAACCGCGGTAGGAAATGTCGTTCCGGTACGTAACTGATGCTCTTGCCACTCTTACGACAAAACATGGAATTGAACCTTGAGTGCGGTGGCACACGGTAGGAGGACAAGGCCGCGAAAGGGTAAGCCGTTATAGTATCACGGTCAAACACCTCCCCACCGCACTGAGGGTTTAATTCGATGGGAAAATGTACAACTAAGAAACAGGCTGAACAATTCGGTAAAGCTGTCGTCGAGGCATTAAAAGCAGGTGGTGTGATTACTGCCGAGCAAGCTAAGAATGCCACCGTCGTAGTCGGTGGACGTAAAAAGAAACTACGCGCAGATCCACGACAACCGCACGACAATAAGCACTGGAAACGTCATTGCCATCATCCCTCAAAATGAGTAAGCTAAGTTCGACTCGAACGAGCGCCCCGCGAGTTGGAGGCCCGGCGCTCTTTCCGCAAGGCTGGGTAGATTTGTCGATAAGACGATCTAGCTCAGCCTTTTAAGCATACAACACCCGCCGCGGTCTGATATTGGCTCCGTGCGAGCTACGCATAGAGCACCTTCCTCTTTTCGTTCAGCATTACTTCAGTCAACCCCCACACCAGCGCATCTAACCGATTTGGACTATTCCCTGCACCCGGTTGCCAGAGACACATTTCATCTTCCAGTAACGGGAAGTTTCCTGCGTGCCAGATCCGCGCGTGCTCGTACAGCGAAGCAATGGGTTCGGCTCTCGTTTGTTTACCGCGGGACGCATGGACCAGTTTGACCTTGATGTTCGGATCAACCGTCGCCACCGTCAGCGCCACCATCTCGCCGCCGTTATTAGACTCGGCAACAATGCAGTCAGCCTTCCACGCGTGATAGGCGTTAACCGCGGCGGTGGCCCATGTTTTCGGCGAGCCCTGCACGCTGTCATCGGATAGTACGTAACCGTTCTTCTTTACTCGTCCAACTGTAACGACCCCAGCCTCGTCTCCAGTACTGGTAGCAGATGGATCTATCGCCACGACGATTCGTTCCATATCGTCGCTCACGTCTGATTTCAGTCGCTGTTTCTCAATCAACCCGCGCGTCCAGAGCGCTCCCGGCGCTTCGTCGATGTCCTCGGCCATAATCTCCATGCGATAGGCCAGAGCGCTCATGTCTTCCGCCAGCTCGCTAACAGCCTCGGCGGGAATGTGCGGGTTGTCGAAGGATGAGAAGTGGAACGATTCCCAGCGTCCTGATTTGTCCATCTGCGCGCGGCGGTACATCTTGGCGGCGTGCTGCGGATCGGTTGCCTTACTCACGCTGCGCGATTTAAGACTGGGCGGCGTATAGATGAAGACTGCGTCGCCGTTGTTGTCGAGCAGCATAGGCGCACCAACCACGCCCCACGCGTCCTCGTTCATCAGTTGCCACTCGTCGAGGATTAGCTCGTCGGCGTAGTCGCCGCGCAGGGAGTCGGCATTCCAAGCGGTTTTAGCACGAATACGACGCTCAGAACCGAGGATCTCCAGCGTGTGGCGAGTTTCGTTTTTGTGAATCTTGCCTTTCTCAATTGGATCGGCCAGCGCCCGCGTAACCGTCACCCAGAAACGATCGATCTGCTCTTGTGTCGGCGCGGCGTAGAGCACGCGTTTTCCGGCGAGGAACTTGCGCACCGCACGAATCGCAATCCCAACAGTCTTCCCGCCACGACGACCTGCGCGGACGATGATGCGCTTGGCTTGGCTATCGATGAACAATTCCTGCTTGGCATGAGGACTGGGGAGATCGACGATAACGTTGCCTAATCCGCCCGACTTCGCTAGTTGTCGCCGCGCGTCCTCCAGCTTGTCCTCGATGGGCCAGAGGTGCTTGAGACGGAGGGATGGGGGGAGGTTGAGATCGTCGCTCATCAACGCGCAGTATACAGCACTTGACAAAATCGACGAGTGTACAATATATTGTTACTTCATAATCCGTCCGCAGGGAGAGTCAAAATGTCACGTATTTACTTCCACTCACCATCACACGAATCCGAAGTCAGAGGCTCGGAACGTGCCTTCATGGGCCACTTGATCAGCGATATGTTTCTCTCGGCACTGGGTATATCAGACTACGACTATCCGCCTGATCGTCCGCATGTTCTGAGAAGTATCCTTGACCCGTCCCACTACGCTGCGAAACAGACTGGAAGACAGTTTGCCGATACTTTGTCAACAGCCCTTCGCGTCGCTATGGATAGCTCGATACTGGTAATTGGCGGTAGTCCGATCGACGTGTTTAGCGCCACGCTGAATACTGCCATCGTCATGGGATCTGATCCGATTATTCTCTCAGCACGATTACACGGTCAGTGTGAGATTCACACTTATATCGAAGGTAAAAATCGCAACTGGCTGGCTGGGATTATCGAACAAGGCCGCAAATCGGGAATCCTCCGATCTGACTCTGGCTGGGAATCTGCAATTGAACACTTACGCGAACGTGACGACGAGCCAGTCGTAACAAGCTATAGCGTCTGCGATAGCTTTCCGAACGCCGGAGTATCAGATTGGAAGCCGGACAAAGTGGACGAGGACGGAGAAGCTGATTGGGATGCTTATTACGATCTATCAAGCGAGGAACGATGGAGTCTCGGAATGACGGCACTGCGGGCCAAACCATATATGGAAATGACACCCGAGAACTGGAGTACTTACTACTTCGGCGATGGTCAAACTGGATTTAGTTTACTAGCAAGAGCTATCGAGTTAAGTGGTAAGTACATCCCACGGAGATAATCACTAACGGACTACGGTCCAATCAGCACGCGGCTCATCATACCACTCGCGCCACCAGCGGCGATATTCAAAGATGGGCCGTTTCTTTACGCAATCAAACCCGACTTCTACCACTCCTTCAGCGATGCCGCGATGTGGAATAAGCGTTGGCGTATGCCCCTGTTCATCGACGTAAATCTGGCATGGTCCGACGTTCTCGTATTTCGGATGGCGTGCGCCGCACTTCTCGGGAAAATCGGACATTGATTACCACTTCCTCCTTGACATCCATCATCGCACAAGATATTGTTAGGAGTCAATGGCGGAGAGCCCAAAAGTCAAGCTGCACAACTTGCCGACACTGGTCCGTCGCGTCTTCTGGCGCTTGCGCTACCGCGTTTACTCGCGCGATCTGTATCGAGCACTACGCACAGGCCGCGGCTCAAAAGAGAATCCGTTGACGATTGAGGATTTGCAGCCGTTAATGAAAGCGCTGCGGAGAATTGAGTAGCGATGAGTCGCACCGTCCACGTCCGCTGCACTTTCACTATCCCGGTCGAAGTGCCGGACAGCTCCGACTACGACGCTGTCTTCGACATCGAGGAGAATCATTGTCCGGGAACAGGGTTGGTGGGACAGGCGATCGAGGAGCACGTGGAACGCTGTGACGAGCAGGGGATTTGCTGGGCCTGCCAGTTGGGTGGGACGAATGAGATTGTGACGAATCCAAATGACCACTGAGAACAAAATCGCAGGCGTTGTCATCACGCCGCTCACCCGTCACTCGGACCCGCGCGGCTGGCTGAGCGAAGCGTGGAGGGAGGATGATTTTTATATAGGTTTAGGGATGTTTTCGTTTAATCCCGTAATGGCCTATATCTCCCTCACCCGCCCCGGCGTCATCCGTGGCCCGCACGAGCATCGCGAGCAATCGGATTTCTTCGTCTTTTTGTGCGGACAGTTCAAGCTCCGCCTCTGGGACAATCGATCATCAAGGGAGGAGATCGTTCTCGAAGTCGGTGAGGCGAATCCAGTCTCAGTACTAGTGCCGCCGGGAGTGGTTCATGCTTATCAGAACGTCGGGTTATGGAATGCAGTTGTGTTGAACTTTCCAAATCGCCTGTACGCAGGGTGGGGCAGGGCCGAGGCAGTGGATGAGATCCGGTATGAGGATGATGCGAGAAGTAGGTTCAAGCTATGAGCACCAGACTTACCCGTGAACTACGCCTGCTCTACACCGTAGAAGCCCACTACAAGCTCCCTGCTGCGCCGATCATTCGCCAGCTCGTGGCATGGGAGGATGCGCGCTTACCTGATTCACTGCCGCCTGTACCTGCGTGGGTGCGCTTCGACTGGCCCGTGAGTGGCGGGGTGAACTTGGAGGATTACTGGAGAACGAGGGATCGAGGGAAGTTGAGAGAGTGGGGTGGGCCATACTTATGACTTCCATCTATTCACATAGTCGAGGACGCCCACAACTCCCGACAGGTTGCGCTCGTCATGCCATGATCGTACTGCGCGTTAACCCTGCCGAGAAAAGAAGATGGGAGACTGCCGCCAAATACGCAAACCAGACCCTGTCTGAGTGGATTCGCACAATACTGAACCATACGGTCAGTGTGCAGCCGCTACCAGAAGTAAGTGTTATGTCTTCAATGATTACGACAGACATGGAAGACGGACTACCGGGTAGCGGGATGACTAGATGGTTAAAGCAACGAGGACTATCGAAGTGACTGCTAATCACTTTCAAGACGACGCAGCACTCATCCCTCACTACCCCTTCGCCATGCGCCCGTGGGAAGTACGAATCTACAACCGCCATCTCGTCTCGCTCTGTCTCGATGCCAACTCGCTCGATCTGCCGGATGGCGCTCCGGTGACGGAGTGGCGCGACACCAGTGTGGAACTGACTCGTCATCTCCTGCCTCGGTGGTTCAAAGCGTGGTTGTGGCTGAGGACGAAGTGGGCGAGGTTCAATTTATGACTATAACAGCCGAAGAAAAATGCCAGCGCTGCGGCACGGAGTCGCCGGACTTGCGCACGCTGCTGCTCGCCTGTCTCTACAGTCTAAACGAGACAGGAGTGCCGTTTACAATCTACGATCACATCGCCAGCGACGGGCGCAAGTTCTACGCGTTGCGGATTTGTAAAGAGTGTCGCGGGCTGTTTATTCGCGCACTAATGGAATGGTTCGGTCAGGAGACGTGGGCTAACGGAGTATCCTTGCAATGACCCCTGACGACGCCCTCGATCTCCTGCTCGACTATCCGATCGTCATCTATCTCGTGCTGGATGGGTACGAGCCGAGGTTGGCGGGAATGGTTCTCGATGCACTCGGAGATCTCGACGACCAGTCAGCGGAGATCACGGTGAGACTATGGGCGCTGGGGGCGGCACTGGAACTGAAAGGGCAGATGAACTAGAACGGAGATAAGTGATGGGCTACGATATCAGTCGATGGAAGACTCGCAAACTTGAGAATCTCACCATCCTGCAGGCTGCGTTCTTTCGCCATAAGCGCACTGACTGGCATCCTGAATTCCATGTAGATGATCCACAGTCGAATGTAGCCGTGCTTGAGTGTGGGTGCGAGCAGGAAATTACGGGCACCTTGGCCGATGGTAACTTCACCGTTACTGAATTCGACATGACCGGAGAAGGATCGGGGACGTTCTGGGAGTGGATTCTTGAGCCAGCGCTGAAAGAGAGCACGGGCATATTAGAAGCGACGCTGGTTTGGGAAGGCGGCGACACAATCGAGCGTGTCAGCGTGCGGGATGGGATAGTGACAAAGAAGGAAATCGAATTATAACAAGCACGAAACGAGCTAGCCTATGATCAGTTACGATCCCGATAATCATCCCAATAATCACTACCTGCTGTCATACTCTGCCCTGCGCGAAGACTATCGACGCTACACGCTGATGTCAGACGAGGAATTCACTGACGAATTACTGAATATCACCCACTTCGCCTGCATTACATGCTGGCTGAAGGAGCAACAGGCACAGCACCTGCTCTCCGATACGGGGTTGATTCACGAGTTGGTTCACCTGCTGCTCGCTAAGACGAATCCCGATTTCACTACTACGACGAAACTGAGCACCGTGCGGGAGATGTTTGATAGGGAGTGTTGTCTGGCGTAGGTACGGCAAATGCTTAAAGAAATTATCGATGAGTTTACGCGACTGAACATCTCCCGACAGCGTAAGTACCAGCTACGAAAGCGGTGCGATGGTAAATGTATCATCTGTGGCGAATCTGCTAATGGATATCGTAGACACGCTCGAAAAGACTGGAAAGAGCCTTACCACTGTGAGCGACATCGGCAAATAAATAATGTCGCAACACGCGAGCGAATGCGTCGCAAATTGAATTGCCGACAACGGAACAAGGAAGCGGAAAGTTATAGTTTTCCAAGAGCGGGGGAGTAGGAACAGAAGCCAGATAACAAGATATTGTGCAAGTTGGAAAGGGGAAAATTTGCATTCAGCCCATACCTACCTCCCTCACCTACCCCAACACTTTTAGATTTGAGGTGTGAGGGTGATGCGTGCCGAGAGCTGATGACACGGATCGATGACGACGACAAACGACGACGAATTACTACTACGACAGGTGATAGTCTCCATCACTCGCGCCGACGGTAGCAAGTGCCCGCGCTGCTGGAACTACCACACGGTGCAGGGTAACTATCGAGACTTGTGCGATCGTTGTTCATTAGCGTGTGTGGAGGGAGCGCGAGACTGGGTTGTGCGAGGACAGCTCAGCGCGGCTGAAGCAAGCGAGTTAGTGGCCGGGATTAAGGCCAGTGTGGCACGGTGGCGTAGGGGTTAGACCATGTGGGCCAATGGCGATGATAGATATTGATGACGGTGGCGATTCGCGCGCAGTTGTGAGTAGTGGTGGTCTATGGTCTACTGTTGAGAGTGGGCTTATACCTTCAGCATGAGCGCAATCGTGCTCGCCGCGAAGATAATCCTGGATACTTCCCTACACCAGCGATGCAGCTCCGGCCAGTCGTTATCGTTCTTGGGGACCGCTACCGTTTCCAGTAATCCCCAAAGCAGACCACTGGAGATGGCGATAAACGCCAATGGTATACCGGATGGCAGGCTCATGATGGATTCAACTCCTCGTCTGGTCCTGCTACTACATCTTGCGATAACGACGACGAATTACCACTTTCACTACCACCTGTAGACGTACCATCGGTGAACATAACAGTATCCAACCCTGCCTCAACCGCGCTCTGTGTAGCCTCTACGTCAATCGTCCCCGCCAGTTGTCGCGTCGCTGGTCCATCAGCCTGCTGCGCACTCTCACCTGCAAGCATCTCGGCTAACTTACTGAGATCGATCTTCGCCCCGTCGGTTTCTGATTGCGCGAATTTGAGCCAGTCGAGGAGATCTTTCTCGGTGATGATGTATCCGTCTTCCTCGCGGACGCGCTGTTTTACTAAGCGATTGACCAGTCTGAGTCGCTCTGCTCGACTGGCTACCCCTACCATCAGCGATAACCGATCAATCTCAGCCGTAAACCGATCATCGTCCAGCCAATTGCGAATAGTGCGATCAGTCACCCCTGCTAAAGCAGCCACTTCTGCCTGTGATTTACCCTCTGCTAGTCCTAAAGCCGCATACCCTCGTTGCTCCGTCCAGAACTGTTCGTATTTCGTGGAAATCATACGGAAATACTAGCACGATAAAAACGGAGAGAAAATAGTATCGCTAACTCATTGCATACAAAGAACTTAGTACAAGATGTAGACTATCGCTCTCTACGGCTGGACTATTTCCGGCTTGTCCGACGTATTGAAATACCAGCGAGACGGTAAAATTTGAGCCCTCGCTGTAGGGTATCGAGGGCCACGTCAAACACTTGCCAACAAGTAGGATCGGTAAGGAAAGCGTAAGGTTTGGCAATCTTCCGGCTGCCGAGGGTTTCTTCGAGAATGAAGATTAAGCAGTCGGATAGAGGGTCAACCCTCACTCGCAGGACTTGATTACGCTTGAGCGGGTAGCGGCACAAAGGGGTTAGTAATCCCTCCCTGCACGCTCAATCCTCCCACTCGTCTCACTACTCACCTGCACCACCCACCGTTGTAACCCGTAGCTCAACCCGAGTGCGAGCGCAAGGAGGAGCAGGATGACGAGAGCGTAGTCGGAGAGGGTTAGGCGGTGCATGGGTTAACTCCATTGTTCAGCCATTGCGGCAGCAATGCCTGGAAAGGTTCGAGATCGTTCTTTCCAGCGATCGGGAGACTGTGGCAAATGATGTAATCGTTGCGCCTCTGATTTCTTCTCCGGGAGGGAGACTATCTCCGTAGGCCGCAATGGTGGCAGATTTCTCAGCCATAAACAAGTGGCTTTGCGTTCAGGATGACCGAACTGGTAAGGCTGAATTGTCTGTGTTGGTTCGCCCATAATCAGTCGCGCATCTCGATAGGGAATCGGATTCTCGCCTGCGATCCGGGGAATGCGGGAGTTTAACAGGTAACGGAAGCTGCGCGCTGAGCGCCTCATGGCCCGATAACGAGGATAGCCATAGAGAATATGCGCCTTTGGTTTCTTCGGACGGTTGAAGAACCAGCCCGCTTGTGCGCGCGTAAGGTAAGTGCAGGGCCAGTGAAAGATTAGCAGATCCCAGTCGCGATCCAGTACGGAGAAAATATCACATTGCAGGTGCGGGCCCGGCAGCTCAGAGGGTAGAAGATCGCAGGACCACGCATCATGGCCATGCGCTCGGAAAGCTTCTCTTACAACGCCGGAGAATTCACAGGCTACCAGCACTCGCATTCCCTCAACTCCTCAACCTGGTTGGTTTTGGTTACGAGCCTAATCCATGATTAACGCCACTACAAGAACACTCACAATCACCGCGCTTCGCATTCAAACAGCGTCCGTCACATTTATGCTTACTGCCAGCTTCGTTATAGCGAACAATGCGCGTCACGGGCAGAAATGCAGATTCAGAGTACTTTCCATCCGTGGTCCCAACCAGCAAGTTAAAATCATCGTATTTCTTAATCCTGCCAGCCGGAAACTGCTCGCGGACGACTGCGCGCATTAGCGGATACGCACCGCGTAATTCAATGGTGCCGCTAAAGTATTTCGTAGCAACCGCCGTTCGGCTTTGACTGCGCTTGCCCATCGGCATTCCTGAAAACGTCCAAGTTTCGACTCTCATCTCCCTCACCTCTTTCGCTGCGGTCCGAGCGCTCTCACACTCGCGTATTATATGCTGGCTGAAACTTCTTAATACAAGCCGTCTCGTACAAAGTTAAATGCTCAGGCGTGCAAATGATTAAAACCTCGAAAACTAAGCTTGTTATTCCGTGACGCTTGACAGCTTTCTGAATCAGCTTCGTGTGCGCCTCAAATGACAGCATATGACGATGCCCAGATGCTCGCGCTCTTAAGTTGCTTGCGGCTCCGATGTAGCAATCCCCTGTTTTGGTATTGCGGATTCTGTAAACGCCCGCTGTGAATGGCGGTACATCACGATCGAAATCTAACAGCTTCGCTCGCAGGCGTATCGCTTTCTCTAGCTTGGCAATGCGAGCGGCTGAAATCATTTGACCTTGCCTTCGATTCGATCCAATTCAGCCTTCACCGCTTCCCTCACTACCCATGAAGGCGGGCGGTCGATCTGTTTCGCTACCCGTTTAAGTCGCCGAATTAGTGCCTCTTCCACGCGGGCGAATAACATTTTGTCCTTAGTCGTTGTCGCCATGTCGAGGCACAGACTACACTAGTCGTCAATCTATGTCAAGCATTTATTAGCGGTCAACTTGAACGGTGAAATAATTGAGATTATGCTTGACAACGCTAGACAATGATAGTAGGGTGCGAGGTATGACAAAAACAACACTGCATACGCAATTCACAACTGGCAGGAGATCACAGTCATACAAGCTGACAAAAGCGCAGGACGCGCTTCACACGGCCATGGTTGGCGCTAAAGTAGACGCCGACATGTACCAGCTACCGCAGACAGTGTGGGCCACGAGCGACAGAGAAGCACCTTATATGTCGCTAGTCAACGGTTCCGAGTTTAGGCCTGAGCTAAGAGCCAAACCCGTCGTGACGCTATTGCCCGCAAATTATTTCAGAACGGCTGAATAATTCGCTTGACATTGTATAGCAACAGGAGTAGGATGCGGATTGTTCGATTGACGCGCTCTTTGATAACTGAATCAGGCATCGCAGAAAGGACTATTCACTATGACCATCATCGACATTATGACGCCGGGTAAAAAGTTCACATTAGAGCAAGTTCGGCAGTACGTACACGCTAACGGGATTCAGCCGATGAAAATGGATTCCGTTGCTCGGCAAGTGCTCGCAAGCTATCGCAAGGGTCAGCATCCGACACTGAGGGAGGCGTTTGTTGCGTGGCGTTCTACGGGCAACTAAACAATTCGACCGCGATGCCTCATTGAGTTATCACGAAGGAGTAGGATGCACTCACTATGACGATGACGAACACGAAAGAGGAGATTGAGACAATGAGGACACCTAGACCTAAGCCACAAATCGGCCAGACCTGCGAAGTCTACGGACAGCGCTGCGTGATTATCGACATCGAGGACTACGGTCATCATGGCAATGTGATCGTGCAGGTAGTGGGAGTCGAGCGGTTCTACAGGCTGAGCGGGTTGTCGTGGGACGAGGAGAAATGATGATGAACGACAAGCTATTAACGTCTGCCGCGCAGGAGATCAGTCAGGGTTGTCCTTCGTGCGAGCATGACGGCTGTTTTCCTGTGCGGTTCTGCATTGGTTGTGCCGAGGATGTATGTGTCGGTTGCTGGGGCGAGCACAACAACGATGAAGCGCCGAATGACCACACGACGGCGATGCGACCGGAGGCTCGTCGAGTGGAGGGCTGACTCAGGGCTGAGTACAAGCGAGTGGAGGATTCAGACAAATGGAATATCAACTTTACGACGAAAAAGGTTCGTGCGCTATTTGCTCAACTTCGACAGTTCAGCGTCGGGTTGATAGCGGGGAGTACCGCCTTCATACTCGGCGACATATTGAAGCAGGCGATCCTGTATTCGAAGACAACGGCGGCGAATTCTTAGTAAGGAGCGGAGACGATGCGCATGACCATCATCAAACACTGGCCGGAGGATGTTGCGGATAACGGGACGCCGATCGCGCCGAGAGTGAAGCCGCCGACCACTTTTGAGTCGGGCTGGGGATCGGTGCGGGAGATGCAGCGAGAGTTGATCAGGCGCTTCCCGCAGGATGGTCCGAGACGGATTACGAACGGGATCATGTACACGACGTTGAGCTACGGGCGGACCATGTTTGTGACGTTGCATAAGTAGTTTAACTAAACCTGAGAGGAGTGTAAGAAATGGCGACAACTATTCGCGATCTGACTAAGGCGCAGTTCGACGCGGCTCTATCTCGACGGGGATTCAAGCGTGAGTTTATGGGTTACGTCAACGTGGGCCACGGCGTTTCGGTTTATGCGCGCAATGCTGGAGACAGACGACGCGATCAGCTCGCTTACTTGATACACGAAGCTGAAAGGGCGGCTCGTCAGACTGAGACAGGAGCACGCAAATGACAATGACGGCAACAGAGAAAACTTACAAATGGAGCAATCCGCAAGAGTGGTTGCAGCAATATGTCGATGGTCTAAGCTACGGCGAGCTGTTGCAGGAGGCAAAGAACCTCGCTTCGATGCTCGACTCAGATCAGATACAGGACACTTATCAATCAGACATGAACGCACAGGGCTACTTTCGCAAGATCGGCAAGTGTTCCTGCGGCCATTCAGACTGGCAGCACGCGCGCGAGGGAGATCCACGGCTTGAGGTTGAGGATTTCGAGATCGGCCAGTGCTACGTGAAGGATTGCAACTGTGACGAATTCGACGGGGAGGAGTGAACGTAAATGACAACCATGACGAAAGCGACAGCGAGTGAACGATGTGAGTTCGATCAGATGTTCGAGGATTTAGAAGCGCCGGACTATACCGCCACTTGTGATCAGTGCGGGGTTGAGGGGACGAATGCGACGATGGAGGGGCATGAGTGCGACACGGAGATCACGTTAACCTGTGCTCAATGCGGCGCGCAGGAGTCGATCCCGGTGACGGCCTACGAAAATGATACTGAAACCTGTGACTGGTACTTGCAGGCGCCGGGCAGGGAAGACGTGACGCCGGAGGCCGAAACCTGGCTTTGTGGCGATTGCGATCGAGCAGGGAAAGTAAGCACGCAACCGGAGCGGGCGCTGGGTGAGCAGATCGGGCCAATCACGCCCGTACGGTGGATCGCGCGCGACGGAGATCGGCTGGCGCTGACCGAAGCCAATGGCCGCGCAATGATGTTTGTCAACGTGAAGTATTTGGAAGCGCCGAACGATGACGATAAGGCGTTCGTGCTAACGGCGCTGAATAACCACGCGCAACTCGTCGCGGCGCTGGCAGGGCTGATGTCACGCTTCGAACAGACAGGTGAGGCGTGGATGTCAGATCCGGCGTGGATCGCTGCGAATGAAGTGCTCAGCCGCGTGCGGGGGTAGGGCGAGACTAGCAAATGGGAAACTTCCGCTTGCAAACGCTTGTGATGCTAGGTATAATGCCTCCACGGAAATAAGCGTTGCAATTCAAATTTGAGGATGTCTATGGGTCGCTACAAGCCAAAGCCGAGATTGAGAAAGACCTGTCAGTGGGAAAAGTGCGGTAAATCCTTCGAGACGGGTCGTGAGAAGCAAAACTACTGCTCGCCCAATTGCCGCTGGCTGGCATGGGATCAGGCGCATCCTCGCAAACGGGAGGAGAAACCTGAGAATGCAAAAACCGGATTTAACGCTGGCCGGAATGCCGAACTGGAGAGCGTTCGCGGTCTACGGATGGAGGCGAAATGAGAGATATCTATACATCGGCGTCACCGCGAAGGGTTATCGACGTCCGTTCTATAATCACGATGTTATTGACAAGGCTGACGATGTAAGGGAAGGCGATCATTTCGACTTCTGGTTCTTTCCCAACCGTGAAGTCGCAGCTAGTTTCGAGTCGGCTATGATCGCCCTGTTTCAGCCATCCTATAACAAATCTTTTCCAAAGGGAACCAGCTCACCCAAAGAGCGACGTTGCTCAGAGTGTGCTTACCGAATCCCAAAAAGCTACAAGCGCACGCTTTGCGGAAACTGCGAGCGGTTGAAAATCTGGAAGGTTGCGAACAGGGCTATCAGACAAGTCAAAGAGGAGTGGACCGAGGCGCATGAGTCAAACTGGAGCGATAGGTGGGATATTAAATACAGTTGCGAGGAACGACGCTGCGCTCGTTGCGAGGTTCTATTCCTGCAAAAGCAGTGGTGGCAGTCCTTTTGCTCACCAGAATGCGAGAGCCCGACAGTAGTTCTAGGTCAACCGGATGGGCCAAGTGTATGCGCTGTCTGCAAACTTGAGAAGATCCCTTTGTACGAGGGAAATTGTATGGATTGTTTGAACGAGGATCAGAGAGCGGAGTTTGACGCCATCATGGCGCAGTTCAAGATCGTAAAACGCAAGGAGATCAGACAATGACCACAGCCACCGATCAGACCACGCCTAAGCAAACCTTCTACTGCTCCGGTTGCCAGCAGTGGCACGAAGTTGAGTCGCTGCTGGAGGCAGTGCGGCGGGAGAGTGAGAAGATTGAGAAGGAGAAGGACGATGTCAAAAGCAGCAACGAAACAGAAGTATCCCGAGCATGAGAAATTGAAAGCTCATCAACGAGACGTAGGCTTACTAAGCGAGTTCTATGACTTTCTCACACAGGAGCAAGGCTGGGAGATCGCCAAGTTTGACGACGACTCTCAACGGCTATGGCCTATCCGTGAGCGTCCGGCTGAGATTATCGGCTTATTCATCGGCGTTGATCCAAAGAAATTAGAGAAAGAGAAACAAGCAATGCTCGCTGAAATTCGCAGCACCCAGCCACGAAAGGACGGGGAAGGATGAGCGGTGAGTTTCCAGATCCGCACTTAAAGTGCTCGCAGTGCGGTCAGATGATCGATCCTGATACTTGCTGGTGCGGCCAACCGGAAAACGAGCACGGCTACTACGACGGACACATGTTCGTGCCGATGGGTTGCGACTGCTATCGCGACAACGAACAAGACAACAAACCACTATTCGACAACAAGGACGAGATTTCATTCAACTAACTCAACTCATCGGACCGCAACTTGGAAAGGAGCTCAAAACAATGACACCGTTGACTAAGAAGCAACTTGCAAAGATAGATGAAGACGCCGCGTATGAAGCGATTGACGCTGCGGAGAGCAATGAACAACAGACGGAACCGACGCAACCCGCGCCGGAGACCGGGGAGTGGCGCGTCGAAGCGATGCCAATACACGGTTGGCGCGTCGTTGACGCCACCGGACAGGAGATAGTCGCCGACATTTATCGCAAAGAGGACGCTGAACAGATCGTGGCGGATCATAACGCCGTGCCGCGACTGGTGGAAACGGTAGCGGAAATCGCGGCGAAGGACTGCACTCTCAACGGTGATAGCTGTATCAAGCGTGGACTAGCAAAACCCTGCATGCGTTGTCGAGCAACCGCCGCCCTCACCGCCCCGCGCCGGAGCGGGTGATAGAGGGGATCAGGCTGCGGCTTACTACGTCACAATCACTATTGACAAATAACTTCATTTGTGGATAATGAAGCAATGAACGGACTACTGACAACGAAGGAAGTAGCGAAGCGGCTCAGGCTGACACCTGCACGAGTGTCGCAGATTGCGCGTGACCTGCGCCGACACCTCGGGCCGATTCAAACTGTCGGACGCAATCAACTGTTCACGGCTGAGCAAATGGGAATTATTCGCAATCGAGAGACGAAGCCGGGGCCGAAAGGGAAGGGGAGGAGATGAACGCTCAGTTAAAGCTAAAACAGGTAAAGCGAGTTGCTGGATGGTCAGCTTTCGCGCTGATTGTCATTACGCAATGGGAGGTACGTCCTTGGGCACTATTTGCGGAACTGTTTTTCGTGGCTGCACTGACGTGGCAAGCACTTGATTGCTACTTTCGGTTCCGACCACAAAACATTGTGATCATAGCAGGTGGGATACTGAATACTATCGCCTTGACTGTGAACGGCGGACGAATGCCTGTTTTAGGGAGAACCGACACCGCGCGCTGGTGGAAACCACTGACCGAGCAGAGCCGATTGCAGTTTCTCTGCGACGTACTCTGGGCAGGGTTCAGTATTGGCGATCTGATTATAGTGACAGGAATTTTAATCGGGATCGTGTCGTACGTGTACCGTGCCATTACTAAACCAGAAATACCAAGCAATGCTGCCAGTTATGGCGACTAACCCCACCACCCGAGGAGGCGAGATATGAAGATCACGGTCGATGAAAGAATCGGATTGCTGATGACGGTAGTGGCAGCGGTTATTGTCACAGCGAAAACTAACAGCGCAGCGTGGGGATTGGTGGTTGCGTTAGGTTCCGCTGGTCCGATGCTGGCGATTAGAAGCTGGCTATCGTCAATATATCTCGTCACCGCTGCGTTACCACCAAGAAAGGAAGACCTGCAATGACCACCCCTATCCCCCACGACTCGCACACTTGCACGCTCAACGCGGGTGGACCATGCGTGATGTGTGCTGCTGCCAACGACTACGAGCAGAGACAGGCGCAACTGAGCGAGGCTGAGTTTGTCGCCCTTGCCGGACCTGTCCTCGAACGAGCGCGAGCGGATCTGAACGACGGGGAGAGGTTGACGGAGCTACGCAAGCTTGACTCGGACCATGCAGTGGAGAACGATAAGAAGTTCGCCTCGTTGACGACAATTCGGGCGGCGCTATTCGACGTGTTCGATCAGAACGTGAAAGAACTGAGCGCGAACGACTGTGAGAAGCATCGGATCACTGACGAAGAAGCTTGTGAGAACAGGTTCGAGTTTGTCGAGGCGGTTTGTCGACGCATCGCCCAGTTGCAATCCGCCCCGCATAACTTCGACCCGCAGTACGCCGACTACTGCGCGGGGTATGCGACGGGGTGGGCTGACGCGCACACGGAGACGTTGCGGTTGCAGAATGAGGATCTGGCCGAAATGCTGCGTGTGGGCCGAGAAAGGATTTCAAAGTGAACGAAGAGATTGTGCTACGTGGCTGGATTCAGCCCTGCAAGAATACGTCAAACGTAGACAACTACCGTCGCGTGCTTGAAGACGTAGGCGTTAAGGTCGGACCGTGGAATGAGTCGAAGCAGGAATTCGAGAATTGCGTCGTAACGATGTCCGCACTTGAGAGCCTTGATCCGCTTTGGGGTCAGTACATTTGGGGACTGTCGTAAACGCTGCGCGTGGGAAGGGAGAGGATTCAGAGATGACAAAGACGAAGTTTGACGACTGGGAAAATGCAACCATGGCGTGGCTGGAGGGTAAAACGATGGGACCACCAGAGCCGTTAACGGTAAAAGAGACTCTGGGCCTGCTGCGGGTTGCCAAACGAGCATACGCAATTGAGTTCAGTGTTACGCAGCGACAGGAGCAGGCTCTCAGGCAGCGTTACCCTGAACTGCTACGTGAAGCTCTGGGGGTTGACTATTGACCAACTTCAATCATCTCTCCGCACAGCTCCGCACCCGAATCGCCGCACCCCGCTCAGACTACGACCTCGGCGCGTGCTGGTCCTGTGACGCGACACTGACGAGCGCGGATCTGGAAGCGGGACGGTGTACGAATTGTGAGTTGGAGATTGATGACGACGAGGACGAAAACAGAGTTTGAAGAATGGTTAGGAAGAATGCTGCGTGAGGATAAAGACGATGGCTGTTAGCAAAGAGCAAGCAATGGAGATGTTTGATCAGGATCTCAACGGCTTCATGAATGAAGTGCGCGGATTGTTGTCGCACTATCGCATCGGCGATTGGGAAGCGTATCTATTCTTTCGCAAACCCGACTGTCCGCAGAGCTATGTACTGAAGTACGAAGCCACAGCCGGGGACGAATTTGCTGAGAAGATCGTGGCATTACACAAAGGCAGGGAGGATAACTACGTGACGCCCGCACATGAATGCCGCGAATGCGGGCAGGAGTGCGACTGCGTTGCTGATACGTGCTGCCACGCCGATACCGCCGAATGCGGCGTGTCTCAGAACTTTCAACAAGCCGATCAGTGATTGCAGGGAAAGGGGAATAGATGGCTGACGAAGTAAAGGTAACGGGAATCGATATTATCGCAACAGAGCGTAAACGGCAGATTGAAGTTAAGGGCTACACGCCTGAGCACGACGATGAGCACGATCTTGGCGAGTTGGGTCTTGCTGCCGCGCTGTACGCTCTACCTTATGACGCGAGGGTTGGCAACGAACCGTTGCTAAAACAGGATGACTTTATCGCCCTGCGTATCACGCTCGAAACCGGGTGTGGTTTTTACGTTGATCCCGAGCCTGACAAGTTGAAGCGGCTAGCCAAGGCTGGAGCATTGATTGTGGCGGAAATTGATCGGCTGTTACGCGCTGACGCATCCCTGGCAGCCGATTGCCATTATCACGATATTGAAGACAACGCCGATGATTCGCTTGCTGTCTTTGCGCCGGGATTCGATGGAGGGGAATAAAGACATGACGAGAAAACACCTTCGAACGCTCATGATGTGGCAGATGATGCCGCATATGATTTTGGGCCACCCGATAGCCGCCGTTCTGTCTCTGATTGGTCTGTGGCGAGCGTGTGAATGGTGGCACTACTACACGTTGCCGCCCCGCGCTCGCAGGAAGATAAAGAAAGAGCAGCTTGATTATTGTCACGAGCGCAGCGTGTTTTGGGTGGACTTCTTCTTTGCTCCGATGACGCATCTTTGCGGCGCGTTTGGTTTTTATTATTTGGGGTTCAGGATTTACATGCTCGGCCCACTTGAGGCCGCACTGGAACACAGCACGCACTTTAACTTCCTTCTTTGGTCGCAGTACTCACCATATCAAGAAGAGCGGGAACGTGCAGAACGCTTGCTGGTCAAAGGACGGTGCAGGAAAGCGTATCTAGCAACTGTCGGACGCCCTCGCTGGCCTCATATCACCGCTGTACCCGATCAGAAGTGGATCGATGGATACAAAGCAAGGGACACAATTTAATGGCAACTACAACCGAGAACGCGTTTAGTGAATTTGGAGGATGGCAAGAGTGGGAATATCGCTCTACCGTACATGGCGGTATTGGATACTACTGGGAACGGAGAGACGGTCTGCGTCTGTCTCAACGAACCTCCGGCGCTTACTACCCCGCTGGCGTGGGACCACGACGAGGACGGCCGCCACGCTTCCGTTATTGGGATGAACTGCCGGGAGGTGGCAGCGCACATCCAGAGGGAGGCTGGGGCGGATATGGCGATGCTGGATCCTTTCACGAGCACCTCGAAGCCGAGATGAATACCAACTACGAGGGGGAGCACGTCCGCTTTATCTACAGGGACGTTCTAATGGATAGCGTCGGAGAAGAAGTCTACCCCGTTGAATGGAAACATAACGGGCGTTTGGTTGTTCAAAAGATAGCCGCATGGGCCGAGAAAAGATGGCCTATGGGCAAGACCGCAAAATGGCCCACGCTCGGCGTTCCAGCAGAGCTTTCGTAGGAGCAACCCCAATGAGCAATAAGGCGACAGCGAAATGGACCAAAGAACTTCCCGCGAAGTGTGGCTGGTACTACATGCGCGATGAGGGTCAGGAGCCGATCGCGGAAGGGTTGATTGTCTGGGTCGGGCACAACCGCAGCGGAGTCCGCTATGAAGGCCAATTCTTCTACGCTGATTCGTCGTTCCTGAAACGGCGGGAGTTTCTTGGACCAATAACAATCGACGCGGTTGCAGAGGTAGGCCGACTGCGCGAGGCGCTGGAGCCACTCCAGGGCTTCGACTTCCGTCTTGACGACTCACCGCACGGAAAAGAGATGCCGATGTTGAGTGGGTTACCGGGAACCGATGGCAAGCCGAGAGACGGTGAAATGTTCTCTAGTGTTTCGCGCGCATTCGACATCCTGCGACGCGGGTTGGCGGCGACTACCGCTGGCGACACTGGCGCGATCAACTTCTACGTTCGTGACGATGGTCTATATCACTGTGAGGTCATGCGGCACATGGTTACAGAGGATTCAAAGCAGTTCAAAACGCAGAAGGATGCGCGCGCATGGTTAAAGAAGTGGTTGCCGAAGATTCAGTAAGCGGAGAGGTAGGTGAAGGGAATGGCCAGGACTTCGAAACACGATGCAACCAGCGAAAGATATTCATGGGCCGCGTGATCGAAATTATGCGCGCTCGACAAGGAAACACAGATGCTGAATGAGAGTGAACTCAAACAGTGGATCGCGCTCGCTGATGAGCCGCCACCTGAGAATGTCATACTAATGACGAAGATTGATGACGGCAAGGGCGTTCGCAACGAGCAGAAGCTTTGCTTCCATAGCCGCCTTTGGTGGACGAACTGCGGCCCAGACGCAATCTACGTCTACTACACGCCAACGCACTGGAGACGGCCATGACTGACACTGAACTGAAGACGCTGCTTGAGGTAGCGGAGAAGTCTGGGAGCGCGAGCATTGACGCCATTGCCGACGTGATGAGATACCCGCACTCGGCTGACGCCACCACAAGGTTATGCGCAAATGTGCAACTTGAGAACCTAACCACTTTTATCGCCGCATTCGATCCAGTTACCCGTGGCAGAACTGGTGCGAGAAGTGCTGCGACATCGGGGAATAGATCCCGAACGCGACAAGGCCAGCGAAGCGAAGTGGTTTCAGCAACTCGAAAGGAAGTAGCAACCATGAAGGATGATTCACCACAGGCGCAACAGGAGCTTTCAAGGTGAAGATTTACGTTGACTTGTTCCTGCAAGATCAGAAGGTCGGAGAATGGCGTTACCGTTCACTGACTCGCGCAGCGGAGGTTGTGAAAGAAGTTGAAGACATCGTAGCGCAGGTTGGCACAAAGAAAAAACCGTATGCGGCCATTTGCAGAAACAACGTCGAGGGCAGTGAAGGCCCGTTCGTCGTTTGCGACCGCGCACAGCTACGAGTGATTGACGATGCGGGGCGCGTTACTTGCAGTACGTAAAGACATGAACACCCTGAACTACATAAGCGCCGCTGACGATAAAGGCGTAATTGCTTCAGAGCCGCGTAAGTCAACAAAGATCCTAACTCAAGCCGAGGCTCTGGCTTTTCTCCAAAAACACGTGAAGGGCCGTGTCTACGGGCCGATAGAACGAGCCCCACGCGGAAGTAGAAGGATATGGGTCTACGTCTCTAAGAAGGGCGGCATCGGGCGCACCGGACGAAACTGGCTAGATTACATGGTAGGAGAGGAAAATCGATGACTGAACCACAGACGCAACCAGCGGAAGCAGTGAAACTGATTCCGTGCCCGTTCGGCCCACCGCCTGAACATTTGCCTCCGATAGTCAAGGAAGTTAAGGGCACACAGGATACATATTGGTGGGTTGGCTGCGAAATCCATCTAAGCCCTTCCGCGCCGCCTGTCGGATGCGGAGTCGGGCACTCTGCGCTGACGCGAGAAGAAGCAATTGCAAAGTGGCAATCTCGTGCCGATCTTCCCCGCGCAGCAGCGGACGCGTTGGGCATTATCAACGGCTACATCGACGAATGTGGACAAGCGCTTGATCTTGATACCACATCCAATGTCGAGAGATTACGATTACATTATTTCAAATCTGCGGCAAACGAGATTCTCAGGCGAATAATCACCACTCCCCGCGCTCAGACAGGATTAACAGTAGAAGCAGCGCCGAAAACGTGGGATGACTTCATTGTGGCGTTCAATGACAAGTATCCGAGACTGCCCGTGTATGACACCGAAAACTGCAAGTTCTACGTGCAACGCGCACTTAAATTTCTACTAATTGGCAGTGTTGACTAAAGGAGAAACCGTGGAAACACGTACTGACATCACCGATGCGCTGGCCGAGTTGCGAGAATTGTTTCCGAGCGTCGGCAAGGACTGGCAATTCATTTCAATCAAGCGTCAAGAATTCATCGACACGTACAGCCCAAACGTATCACGTCGAGTTCAGATTCATATTAGCAGCGGCCAGTCACCACCCTCTTGCGAAGCCGAGACGCTGGAAGAGGCAATGGATCAAGTCCGCGCTTGGTCCAAGTCCCGAGCTGAGAAAGAGAGCGATGGCGGCCAGTAACCCACATGCCTACAAACAGAAGCTCGGCAAAGTTCGACGCATTCTTGTCGAATCGCTGGACGTGCAAGTTGAGCATTTGCCGATTGAACGGTACGGGCCGAACCTGCACGTCGTTGGAATTGAAAAAGCAGTAAAGATGATCATGTCGGAGTTCGGCTACAGCGAACCGAAGTCCCGTGCAGAGAGGAAAGGAGAGAAGTCGTGAGTGAAGACGATCCAAAAGAGCCGCCGATCACGTTGACAATGAAGTTTTGTCGTGCGTGTGGGCGAAACGATCTTGTGCGTCCGTTAACGGCGAAGCACTACTACGGCGGCGATCTGTGTCGGGGAGTGATTATTGATGTTCGTTACGAGCGCGAAGTGAAAGGCGGTGAACATGAGTAATGGCTGGCTAGTGCTAATCGTGATCGTTGCTGTTGGTGGAATGATTCTCGGGCGAGTGTGGCAGGAAAGGCGGTGAACCTGATGAAGACTGCCAATAAGTTAGGTTGGACGCTTGTGCTGCCGCCGGAGAAGTACCAAGTCCTGATTGACATACTTGAGAGCGCTGACTTAACGAAAGTGAAAGGCACAACAGCATGAGCACGATTGATGAGATCCGCAAACGCCTAACTGAAGATCAATCGGCTCAACCCACACGAGAGGAAGCCGACTACTTACTCTCTTTGGTTAAAGACGGTGGCGCGGCATTGACTGCCCGTGAGAAGTGGCTATTGCATGATGCTTCTTCTGTTGGTCGTTCAACAATTCAAGCTGAGCAATATGCTGAGCTGCGGAGATTAGCAAGACGACTTTCCGCCACCGCCCCCACCGAGACGAGCGCGCGGTGCGGGGAGCGAAAGTGTCTCAAGTGCGGCCATAACCACGTTGTCAACGGCGAGTGCTGGCACGTGCATCTCGACAAGTCACTATGCGGCTGCAAGTGCGTATTCCCTGCATCAACTGAACAGGCGGGGGAACAGAAGGTGCCTAAGATCTTGCGAGATGGCGCGAGGTGTCCTGAGTGTGGTCGCGCCTTAACCTCGGACTTCGATCCCGATGTTGGTCTCTGGTACGAGTGCAAAAACTGTGACTTGCAGTTTCCTGTATCGTCTGCCCCTGCTACTCCAGTAGCGCAACCCCGTCGTTTGTATCGCACTCGCTATTGCGATCACTGCCAGATGGACCATAACTATTTCATAGGATGGAGTGACGATGACAAGATGTCTAACCTGCAATCCGAGCAGCATAGCGTGTCTCAAACACTGTCCGAAGTGGATTCTGGATCTAATGCCGCCGCGAAAGCGCAAGTCGATCCTGCGTCGCCGAGCGCGACTAAAGCGGGCATGGATCGAGAGCGCGAAAGCGTGGTTATGGGAGTAGCGCAACCGGAAGCCGATCCGGTGAACTACACAAGCGACGTGGAACACGTTTGGATTGACGGCCCAGACGGCCCGAAATACCACTGCGCGATTTGTGGGATCTCCAAGCGAGACAACCACGCTTGCTGGCATACGTGTCGTTCATGGTTAAGAGAGAAGGCTAAGCGTGCCGCCAATTGGAACTTCGAAGGCGAACACGAGCGATGGTTGTCGTATCTTGCAAGCACTACTACCCCCACCACTACAGCAGTAGAGGCAGACTGGTGCGATGTGTGTCAGGCACCGCAAATGGTACTTCCTGACGGCAGTCATGTCTGCGGAAATAGGCAGGACAGGATTAACGCAGCCGCAACGAAGATCTGCGACTACTGCGGCATTGACCAGAACGACTCCGAGAGAGTTGCCGCCATCATCTCCCGCTATTTCCCGCAACCACGGATCTATCACTGTTCCTGCGGAGCAGTCTGTACAGCAGAAGAATACATTGAACACGCCCTTGCGAAGGGACATGATCGCGGCTTACCAGCACAGCAACCAGAAGTTGAGGAAGATCGGTGAAGGCAACTAAGCAACGGATGGTCCGCACGACCATCTTTCTTACCGAGGCAATGGATTTGAACCTTAGCGCCCTTGCGTTGAAAACAGGCGAGTCACGCTCTACTCTTATTCGTCTCGCTCTGGCGAAGTACATGAAAGAGAACGGATATGACCCTAATAAAAGACCACGAATTACAGTCCGCCACTAACCAGATTCACTTGCCGCAATATCCCCTGAACGGAACTCAACTGGAGTGCGATGGTTCCGAACTTAGGGCCGATGGTACGTGCGCGAAGTGCGAGCGAATCAATGGCCGCATCGCGGCGCACTACTCACCGCTCCGTCAGGAAATAAATGATTACGAGCAGACAGATTTAGTACCTCGCAGTCGCTACGACGCACTAAACGCAGACTGGCTTGAGGGTAGAGAACAGTTAAAGGATCTGGCTGGCCGTGCTGCGTTTGAAATCAACGCGTTCACCGCTGAAGTCGAGCGGCTTAAAGGTGAGGTAGAGCGACTTTCCGGTTTTGACGCCGCGCCGCGATTAAGCCATCAGGGAGATACTTCAATGAAAAACTACGATGGTTTTAGAGCGGGGATGTTACGAGCGGCAGAAATGGCGCGAGATGAATTTAAGCGGGCACCGGAAGCGGCAAAAGGCAATGACTGCGTGTGGATGGGCGGTTACGAATCGGCTTGCGATCATCTATCTATCGTAATTGCACAAGCCGCAGTGATCGACTCGGTTCGCATCGCGGGAGCGCAGCCCGATTGGCAATACCACATTGCATTGTTACTGCCTGACGAGGGAATCGAAGACCAAGCATTGCTCAAGATTTACCAAGTAGTCGAGCACGAACTGCGAACCACCCGCGCTGATGCTATTGGAGAAGCAGTCGAAGTCGTCAAACGTCGTCATCCGCAGGTACTCGGCGAAATACCGGAGTCTGACGCAACAGCATGGGTAGCAGCGAAAAGCTATCTAGAAGCCGCGCACAAGTCACTACTGGCTGCGCTTGAACAACTAAAAGGAAGAGGGGAAGGTGGGGAACGATGAGTGAAGACGTGTTTGATGATGAGGAAGTTGAGCTACTTCAGACTGCGCCGACAGCCGCCACAACCGACGACGCACCTGACGGAGACGAGATCGACCTTGACTTTGGCCTGACCCCGCCGCGCTGTGCGTTCCTGACCGGGGCGGCTGGGACTGGAAAAACCTACCAAGTGCGAGAGCGCATCCGCAACGATCCGTGCGAGGGGTTGCTGTGCGCCACGACCGGGATCGCAGGGGTGAACCTCGGCACAGTGACGATCAACTCGCAGCTCCGTTACTTCGACACGGATTCGATGGTGAATGCGTTCGTGAGTGGGAGGTTGGTGACTCGACTGGCAAAGATCGCGCAGTCCTACCGCAACCTCTACATTGACGAAGTGAGCATGATGCCAGCCGAGCAGTTGGACACGCTGTACCAAGCGGTGATGGAGGCGAACCAGCGCAAGGCTGTGACGAAGTCGCGCAACCCGGAGGGGCTGGGATTGGTGCTGGTGGGCGACCTATGCCAACTCCCGCCGATCAAGGCCCGGTGGATCTTTGAAGCCGAGTGCTGGCCGGAGTTTGACGCAGGCACTGAGCGACTGGAGAAGAACTGGCGGCAGGGGGATGAGCAGTTCCTGCGGTCGATCAACCACCTGCGCGCTGGGGAGGGGGAGGCTGGAGCAGCGGCTCTGCATACAACTGCGACTGAATTCTCGTCAGCCCTCGACCTCCACTTCCCCGGCACAACCATCATGGCGAAGAACGACGAAGTGGACAGGTTCAACTGGCAGGCGCTGCAACGGGTGCGCGGCGAGAAGTTCGTCGTCAACAGCAAGCGCTGGCACGTGGCCCGACCACCGAGTGAGTGGAACTACATCCCGCAGCGACTGGAGTTGAAGATCGGAGCCTACGTGATGATCCTCGCCAATGACACAGGCTCCGGGGAGTTTGCCTACGCCAACGGGGACTGCGGGCTGATCGTGGGCCGGGACGCGACCACTGTGCAAGTGCGCCTCGCCCGGAACGACGAGGTGGTCAGCGTGGGCGCGATCACACGCAAGGTCCACACCGTCGATCCCGACGAGTGCGGGAAGCTGGCGGCAGTTTCAGTCTGGGGTCAGCCGTACTTTGACGAGAAGGCGGAGCGGTATGTCATCGGCGAGGTGCAGTACCTCCCACTGCGCCTCGCTTGGGCGAGCACGGTCCACAAGTCGCAGGGGCTCACGCTGGACCGAGTTCAACTTGACCTGCGCAACCACTTCTTCTCGTCTCCGGCCATGACCTACGTCGCGGTCAGTCGCTGCCGCACACCGGAGGGACTGCGGATCGTCGGGGACGAAGGACTACTGGTGAGGCGGTGCAAAGTCGATCCGCGCGTGGCGCGATGGATATGAAGGCTCCAGCGATTAACCGAACCGGGACTGTACGAGTCCGTTGATGGCATCTTCCTCGTGCGTCCGACCCATGACGGGCAGCGACTGTACGCGGAACAGTTGGTGAAGATCGATCGTTCTGGGATCACCGTCGAATACGCTCAAGGTGCAGTCTATCGACTTTACCCGGAGGATCGGATGCCTCGTGCTCGCGCAATCGAACTCATGCGAATCTGCCGTCGCTGCCTCGTCTGCCGACGCTCGCTGAAAAACCCCGATTCGGTCGAGCGTGGCATGGGACCGATCTGTGGGAAATTCTTAGGAAAATGAGAATTTAGCTTTTCGCGTGACAGCATCCGTGACAGATAGGTGACAGGTACCTGTCACGAGTTAACCTCCTATATATCAACCATTTAGATAGAAAAGTGACAGAGTGACAGATAATGTGCGAAATTTTCTCTCACATGCGCGCGCGCGTGTGCGTATTTCGTTAACTATACCTGTCACTCTGTCACTAACGTGTTTAATTAAAGAAGATAAAGGAGTTAAGCGGTGACAGGTATCTGTCACGCATCTGTCACCGCTGTCACCCCTTATAGTGTATCAACTTGAATTTCCTCGGCTTTTTCCATAAACACCCCGCGCCAGACGCGTCGAGCGTTCATTCTGACCTGTTCAAAACCGAAGGCTTCCATGTTTGCCTTGAATTTCCTTACATCGTCTGGCTTCTCTCTAACTTTATGACAATACAGGACATAGTGTTCCCATAGGTCACCGGGTTCGACTCCGTCCCTGAAAGTGGAATCCTTAATTTTCTCGGGGTCGTAGGAGCAGCAAGCGTCGAGGAATGGCGCGATCGGATTGGACTGGGTGCGATATTCACTTGAGGCAACTGTGATACATTCGGGACGTTGAAGGCGGGATTGCTGCCATTTGAGGCAGTACTGGATGAGAAGGTTAAGAATCCCTGACGCTTCCGCTTTCCACTTATCAATCAGGTAGATGTCCTCGCTCGCGCCTTCAAACTTTGCTTCAAATGGAATGAGCGGGAGACGGTTCCAGATCGCTGCGTCGGTGCCACGCACGACTGGACGGTGATTGCAGGAGAGAAAGATTTTATAGCGAGGCCTGTATTGAAATGGTTTACCGTGGTTGAACCGAGCGCTGATCATGTCACCACCCGTGAGCCATTTGACCATTGACTCCGCGACGCCTTGCTTGAGGTCGGATTCGTTGACGAGTACAAGTCGCGCATCGGCGATAGTGGCAAGATCGTTGCGCGGCGCGTCCGGGTTGCCGCGATTGTCTGGCTTGAGGGAGTTTGCTGGAACCGACTTAGCATATCCCGCTTCCCCGTCGCCGAGGATGTAGGCGAGCAGTTCCAGTAGTTTCGACTTCCCGTTGGAACCGGAGCCGTGCAGGATGAACATCGTGCGCTCGTTAGTCAGCCCCGTGAGCGCGTACCCGAAGGCGGTAAGCACATAGTCGATCAAGTCCTCGCGCTCGCAGAAGATTTGCCGGAGACTGGCGGGAAACACTGTCGCGACCGCAGACGGGTCAAAGGTGATCTGGCTGTGGCAGTTAACGTAATCTGACTTCGCGCCCTTGCACAGCTCCCCCGTGCGCAAGTCCACCACCCCGTTACCTACCCCCAGTAGCCACGGATTCCTGTTCCACGTGCCGCTCTCCCGTACGCAGATAGGTAGAATCAACTTTGCCCGGTTAATCATTTCGCGAATGTGACTACCGGACATGGACTTGTACAGCCAGAGGGCGAGTGAGTCGTGGTTTTGCTCGGTTGCTTTGTCGTGCAGGCCGCGCACCAGTTTCGATGCCGCTTCGTGAATTACGCTGTAACCGACTTCTTTCCACCAGTGCTCACGCCAGAGGTACCACTTATCACGGGTTTCGTCGTACCGAATTCGATTGCTGTAGGCGGCGATGAAGCGATCAACGTTCCCTTCATCGGTATGGGTGAAGTAATCAACGGGTTTTGATGGTGACGCATCAGCAGCAGACGGGGCCGCTTTTAAGGCATGTTTACCTGCGGGGGATTTTGCCATTTTATAGGACTAAATTGTTACAGGTTATCTGTAGCCATTACCGTTACTGTTCTGGTTAGACTTCTTAGCCCGTTTTGCCCTGATGCGTGCTACTCGGTTAACTTCCGTCAGCTTCAGCGCGGGCCGTCCCAACACGTGATACACGCCCAGCTTCCCCTCGGAAATAAACTTGTAGACCGTGGGCCGGGAAACCTTTAGAATCTCTGCGCCGCCTTTGATTGTACAGTATTCCATCATTGCGCAGGTATTCTACGCGGATTTCCACTACTGTCAACTTATTTTCAGATTTAACGATTTACCTATTGACATCGAGTTGACGCTCGTGTAAAGTGCCTCTCGCTATGACGATCCCCCAGCACAGTTCAACTACGGCCTACTCAAACAGCCAGCTCCAGTCTTACAAAAACTGTCCCTTACAGTACCGCTTCTTCTGGGATCTGCAACTGCGCGCGCTGGACGACGAAACCGGGGACCACCACCTGCGCTACGGACATGCCTTTCACAAGGGGCTGGAAGTGGTCTACCGAGGCGGGACGCTGCGTGAGGCGCAGGATGCGTTTCTGGCCCACTACCCACGCCAACTGGACATGAACGATAAGGCAAAGACGCGCCAGAACGGCATTACGGCGCTACGCGAGTACGTGAAGCGCTGGGCGGTGGACGACAGGCAGTGGCGAGTACTGGAGATCGAAACCCGGAGCGATGACCCGTGGAGCGTGAGGCCGGACATCGTACTGGAGAACCTGGCGCACGGTGGCATCTACCTAATGGACCACAAGACCACAGGTCAGTACCTCAACTACAAGTACTGGGAGCGGTTTGAGCCGAACAGCCAGATCACGCACTATCTCGACTACGGCTCCAGTAAGTATGGCCCAATCGAGGGGTTTATCATTAACGCCATCTCGTTCCGGTTTAACCAGAAGGCGAGCAAGAACGCACCCGTGGCCGGGTTCTGGTGCAACTTCGAGCGGCAGACGTTCAATCGGAGAACTGAACAGATCGAGTACGAGCGTGCCAGTCGAGCGGCGTGGATCGCAGACATCGAGCGCAGTCGAGCGGCTGGTTTCTGGCGCACAAACACCGACTCCTGCTGGCGCTGCCAGTACAGGCCGATCTGCAAGGCGGGGTGGGTGTGGGATGACGAGCCGGAGTGGCAGTCGCAGGACGATCGCGAGTTGATTCGCATCCAGTACTATCAAGCCTGTGACGCGCTACTCGACGCTGACGAGCACTGTGCGCTGCAACTGGGCCACGACGGCGAGTGCTCGGCGACAAAGGTAGTCGAGCAGGCGGAGTTTGAGATCGAAGTTTGACAAGCGCGGCAACTGTTACGCAACCTGCCGATAGCCACGCGCTGCGGCCTTGACGAAAGGTGAGACTATTCCGATGCCAACTAAAAACGACTTCATTGCGCGACGCCCCGCGCTCACGCTCAACATCTCCGGCTTCTTCGGCACGGGGAAGACGCTGCAATCGCTCAGCTTCCCCAAGTGCTACGTGATCTCCTGCGACCCAGCCGGATTGGAGACGATCCGCCAGCCCGATAACGCCAAGTTCCTCGCCAACCTCGTTGAGTACGAGGAGTTGCATAATCACGCCAAAGAGGAACTACGGGAGATGTTTCGCGAGACGGCGAAGACGGACGAGCGCGGCTCGGTCTACGGCTGCATTGCTCACGCGAAGGAGTTGGCGGCGGCTGGCGCGATTGAAACTCTCGTGATCGACGGCTTCACCTACTTCGTGGACATGAAGTGGCGGCAGATCAACGAATACGAGGTAGCGAAGTCCGCCACCACTGGCAACATCGACACGCAGGCTATGTACCGCAATTTGGGCTTATACCTGCATCGCTTCGTCGCGAGTGATTTGATGACAGTGGCGACGCGGAATTCGCTCAACGTCATCCTCACCACGCACCTGAAGCGTGAATCCGAGGAGCAGGTGCATGGCAACGCGAACATCAAGAACCGCGCTAAGAAGGTCATGACCAACTCCGACCTCGCCGCGCAGATCGAGGGCGGGTTTCGCAACAAGCTGAGCGGGTTGGTTGGAGCTGACCTCTACTTGGAGAAAACGCTGGCTAAGGACAGCAGCGGGAAGATCATCTACGACGCACTCTGCGACATGACGCGGGGCTACGGCGGCATCGTGAACGCCAAGAACCGCTACGGGCTCCCAGCGCGGCTCAACCTGAACGGCACCACGCTCTACGAAGCGATCGCTCACTCCTTGAAGATCAAGCGGGAACAAGCTGCGGCCACTCCGTCGCAGCCGTCACAAGCGAGGCCCACAACAGCGGGCGCGTGACACCGGACGTAACCTGAAACTTTACAGATAGGCTAAATTCAACAACTCAACTGAAGGAGAATCAACTCAAATGGAATCAGCAACAGGCACGGGCGAAGCGCTGGACTATGGCGATAGCGACAGTGACAGCAGCGGCGGGTTTGATGTGACGGACGAAGTGGACGTAGGCGATCTCTCGACCCAGCAAGGGAACGACGTGATCGAGCCTGCGAAGCGAGTGCGATTTGAGATTCGCAAAGCCGCAGTGCGACCGTATCAGAAGGACGGGGAGGCGAGTTGGCGCAAGAAGTTTCTCGCGCTAGACCTCGTCATCGTCGATGGCGTCAACGAGGAAGGGAAGTACAAAGGGAAGCATATGTTTCAAGATCTCCTCCTCATTGCGAACACGCGCGACTACCCGGAATTGGATACAGAGAATTACAAGACGAAGGCGCGGTTTGACACAAAGGTGTTTCTTAAGGCGATGGGATTCGATCCAGCTGCACCGCCGAAGATCAACGATAACTTCCTTATCGAGCTAACGGGCCGGGAAGTGTTCGCGGATGTTACGCGGAGAGAGATTCAATCGCCACCGCCAGAAGGTCAGACGAAGTGGGTAGGGACTGGGGAATATCGCAACGAGGTGAAGAACTTTCGCAGCGTGGAGGCAGGGTAGTTCGATGGGGGGCGAGGGAAAGGCCAGCGCAAACAGTGGAGGGTTCGAGGTTCGCTTCACAATTCCACTGGCCTTTCCCTCGGTGAATTCGTTGCATCAGATCATCTACTCGCAGCGGAGAGTGGAACTGAAGCCGGAAGTGCGCAAGTGGAAGAACGATGCGGCGATATTCGTACCGAGGATTCAGTTGCAGTCGGAGTCATCGTTAATCCGAATCGACACGGTCTTCCACTACCCTTTCTACTACGCCAACGGGAAGCTCAGGGAGTTCGACACCCATAACGCAGTGAAGCCGTTGATCGATCTCATCGCGGCAAAGGCCGGATTCAATGATAAACGAGCGAAGTTTGGTAGCTGGGATTCAGTGGATAGCGAGAAACAGAAGGTGGAAGTGTTTCTCAGGGAGGTGTGAGCCGTGGGCTTCCAACGTGACAACGTCCTAACCCCCGACGAGCGTAACCGCAGCGCCTACAAGTGCCTCGCGCTGCTTGAAGACTGCACCGCGCGGATGAATGCGCGTGAACTGGCCTTCGTCGAGGACATGCCGGAGAAAGTAGCGCGGTGGGGGTGCAGTGAACCTCAACTTCAGTGGTTACGTGATCTGGTGGAAAAATATGTCACTCGATGACGATCTCTACCTCTCCGACATCCTCCTCCTCTGCGTCGAGTGCCAGCGGCCGATCAAGGCACGCATCAACACGCCGCAGTGGGTGAGGGTGGAGTGGATTGCACCTGACGGGAGTTGTCAGTCGTGTTGGAACCAGCGAAAGGCAACCGATGAAGAAAGCCGAAGTTCAGCGAATCAGCGCCGCGCCTGAGCGAATCTGGCTACAGGTCGGCGACGACGTGACCAGTGCGCGCGAGATGAAGGAAGTTGACTGGAGTGAAGCGTCGTGGTGTCAGGACAAGATCTACGATACCGACATTGAATACGTACGGATAGATCATTGTAAGGGAGCGAGACCAACCAATGGACAAAGCTGGTAGAAAAGTTCAGTTTCCAGCAGCGGCACTGGTCGGCAAAAGGTTTTCTAGCCTGCTTGTGATCGCCACCACTAATTCAGAGCAATGTATCGTAGTTCGCTGTGACTGCGGTACTAAGAAGGTAGTTAGTAAGTACCCTGTACTGAATAGACGAGTTACTGCCTGTGGTTGTGAACGTACCCACTCAACGCACGGCAAAAGCGGATCGTCAACTTATACGGCTTGGTGCAATCTTCGTAGACGTTGCTACGATCCTACCTACGAGCACTTCGTCAATTACGCAGGCAGGGGGATTGTGGTCTGTAACGGTTGGCGAACTTCTTTTAAAAGTTTCTACACCGACATGGGCGATAAGCCGCGAAATATGTCGATTAATCGGATTGATAACGACGGAGGTTACTGGTGTGGTCATTGTGATCAGTGTGTAGCAAATAGCTGGAAGAAGAACTGTGAGTGGGCGACCGCTAAGACACAGATGAATAACACCAGCAATAATAGAAATCTGGTCCTTAACGGACAGAGTAGAACCATAGCCGAGTGGGCGGAAATATCCAGTATTAATCAATGGACTCTGCGCGGTCGAATACGTCGAGGCTGGTCTCCTGCGCGAGCGCTAACAACTCCTTCGCACGTGCAAGGAATGGAGGCTCAGCTTGGATAAAGCAGAGAGAACTCGCCTCAAGCAACTGGCGAACGATGCTGTGATTGCGACGTTTGGTAGCGACAGTCGTGAGTCGCAGTTAGCGGTGGCGCTGGAGCGGTGTGTTGATGAGTTAGACGAGCGGGACGATCGGTGTCTGATATGCTCGGTATGCGAGGACCACGGCGATCACGAGAGCGATAAGCTTGAGGTTGATGCCGGTGAAGTACTAGGCGTTCATAGCGAGCTGGTCAAGCGGCTGGTGGCGCTGAAGGCGTATCACGTGAAGCTGGTGGGCGAAGTAGCCGGAGATGGTCCATTGAATGAGTCACTAGCTGAGGACTTGGCTGAACTGATCGAGGATCTGGAATCCGATGTGGACGATCTTGAATCGAAGGTGATCCCGTGACGCGCAGGTTGAACTGGCAACAACGTCAAGGACCGCAGGACTTCGATGACACAGCGCCGGAGGTGGTCCACTACGACTTTGACCATCGTCGCAACGTCACGCCGGGGAGTTCAAGCTGGCCGGACAAGTTTGGCCCAGCGACGATTCGCAAGGCGTGGAAAGCGGGGTTAGTAGTGGTTGCGGAGATCGAGGGCTATCCGCACCCGGTAGCGGTACAGGAGGCACGATGGGAAGCGCAGACGTTGACCGTGAAGGTGCTGGAGGGGTGGAAAGTGGCAGATCGAGTCTGGACCAGACCGGATACACGCAACCTGACGAGCAGTGGACTGCTGATCGAATAGCGGAGTTGCGCTGTGTGGTGCGCGAGGACGGGAAGAAGTCGCATGTGTTTCTGGATTACTCGAACAGGTGCGTCTGCGGGGACGTGGACCTTAATTCGTACAGGGATTTGGTACTGATATGAATTGGATTAAAGTTGAACCCAACCCAGCCGACAACGACGCGCACCCTGAACTACTGCCGCCGTTGGATAAGGTAGTCCATGTAATCTTCAAGCCTAACGAGCAGGGGTACGACCATTGCCGTTTGATAACTTTAGGTGGTCGCGTGGACGGCGAGGACGGGTGGTTGTGGGCTTTACATGATAGTGAGGTTTACGAGCGTGGCAGTGAGGGATATTTGACAGCCGATGACGAGTACCTCGTAACTCACTGGGCTGAGGTTGAATGGCCCGAGGACAACTGATGCCTCTCTGCCCCGAGTGCCGCTGCGACTTCACCCCCGCCGAGTATCTCCACTTTTGCGATACCTGCGGCGCACAGCTCGAACGGCGCTTTGACGAGTTGCAGGAGTTTCGTACAGGCGTACTCGGGCTGATGGAGCTGGCGAGCCGGGTGGTGTGGGGTGAGCGAGGAGAAGCTGGGCCAGTGTGGAGGGTGGGATGAGTAAGACGGCTAAAGAAGTAGCGCAAGAGATTACTTCTAAGTGGAAAACCGATATCGGCTTGGTGATTACGTATGAACGAATGCAGGCCGACATCGAGAAAGCCCTCCGTGATCGTGATGAGCGGGCGGCGCAGATTGCCGACGCCGTTGAAAACGAGTGGCTTGAAAATGCGAGAAATGTGGCACGGGCTGACAATCTTGTGGGCGGCTTGGCCCAGTCCACTTACACGAGCTACGCCGAGGTTGCTGGAAAGATCGCATCAGCCATTAGAGAACAATGACTGACACCCTCGATAAACCTCAGCCCGAGCCCCAGTCGTGGCAGTCTGATGCGGAGCGAGAAGGACTACCACGCACGAACATCCACGACACCGGAGCGCCATTACTGGATCGGGATGCGGTGCTGGATAAGTCGCTGCCAAATCATGCAAAGGAGAAATAACCATGCTAATCGTTCACGACCCTGACAGCTACGTAGCAATAAGCACTCGCTACACCTGTCCGTTCCACCAACAGAATCCTGATATTGCGAGTTACGCTGGCTGCGCCTGTACGTCCTCGTGGGGTACGCGACCTGCGACGGAAAACGAACGCCGAGCTAACCGCGAACGACGGCTTGATCGAGAACGACGTTTGCGGGACTGGTACGAGCGCGCCCAGCCGGATTACGTGAAGGAGAAGTGATGAGATTCGCTTACGCAGATCCTCCTTATTTAGGTTGTTGCGCACTCTACGATCACTCCCACCCTGACGGTCTGTGCTGGAACGACGTGGATACGCACGCACGGCTGATTACGAGACTTCAGCGAGATTTCCCTGATGGCTGGGCGCTGTCAGCCAGCACTCCGAGTCTAAAGTCAATTCTACCTTTCTGTCCTGATGGTCATCGAGTAGGCGCGTGGGTGAAATCGTTTGGTGCGTTCAAGAAGGGTGTCCGGCCTGCGTATATGTGGGAGCCTGTTATTTTCTACGGTGGACGCAACCCGAGTAACGGTCATCGACACGATCCCCCTGAACGCAACGGGAAGCAAAATACGCCGAAGGACTTCTTCATAACTGAGATCGACTCGCCTGCAATCAAGGAGCCGATCACGCTCAGGAAGGGACTGACGGGCGCGAAACCGGAGGCGGTCTGTCGTTGGATACTTGAGCTGCTGAACGTCCAACTCGGCGACGAAGTCGTTGATCTGTTTCCCGGCACTGGAATTATGGGGCGAGTCGCGCTTACTACTACTTCACCAAGCACTTTCGAACAAGCAGGGAAGTATTCAAATTCAACTTTGAAAGGAGGAACGAGTTGAAAGGAAAGTCAAGTTAACAAAGTTGCTGATTTTCAGCCAATGGCAATCTGGCTGGGGTATGGAGCAACATTGAGAAAGAGAGCAGGAGAGACGCTTCAGGCGGTGACACACGGGTCAATCCAACAAACGAAAGGAAACTCAAATGCGAAAACTAATCCTAACCCTGTTCATGCTGCTCGCCATCGCTGGCTTATCACTAACTTCAACCACTCCTGCCGCGCACTGCGAAGACTGCAACGAAGTGCGCTGGACCTGCGGGGAGGCGTCAGCCTCGATCTACAACGCCTGCATCTCCGGCGGCGGCAGTACCGAGAATTGCGCACTGGATGAGAAGACGTGGTGGACCATGTGCGTGAGAGCGAACGGGTGTTCGCCGAATAATGATTGAAGGAAGGTGGGTAGAGAGAAGGAGAGGCGTCGCATGAGGCGTCTCTCTTTGCTATTCATTAATCTCGCCGCTGGCAGGCTCCTTCCACTTCACTTCATCCAGCTTAAGAAACTCCTCCTTCAAGCTCCGCGCTTCAATAAACGCCGCCTGCTTGCGGATATAGTAGTTGTCCAGCTTGGCTTGTGACAGCAGCAGTCCATTGGCCGTGCGCGAGTCTTTCAATTCCACTTGTAAATCAAACGCCTTCATCTCCCACTCGTCTCGTTCACTACGTAGCCTGTCGATCGTCGTCTGCGCCTCGTCCAGCCGTGTCATCATACGCATAATGGCGTCCCCGGCGGTCCAGTTCGATCTGGCCGTTATCTCGTTAGCGGTGGCTTGGGTAACATGGAGTTCTGCGGCGGGTTTCTTGCGATTGAGCCAAATCTCGACCAGCTTGAAGATAGTGGCCCCTGTAATAAACGATGCTAGCCACCCGAGAGCAGTCTGGAGCCATGCTGGCGTAGTGAGGGTATCCTGCATATCTCATACAACTCGTGGGTCACACTTTCCGTGAGCGCAGTTGAGAGTCTGTAGAGTCTTTTCGTCCAGTGCCTCGAAGTCTTTCCGGGCCACTGTGACGAAGGGTAGTTGACGGTTGCGATATTCGGATGAGACGGACGAGCGCGGGAAGTCGTGATTGCGAAACTGGCTGGTCTCCTCGGGCAGGGATTCGTTCAGCGGTAACTCCATCCAGCTCCCGCCCGGCACCATCGCGGCCCAGCGAGCCCCTGTTGCCGTGTCGTAAATTCCGATAAATTCCCACTTGCAGTACGACTTCCCGTCATGGTCCATCGCGGTCCAGCCGTAGCGATGATAGATGCGCCGGAGCAGCCACTTGACTAGACGCGGGACGTGCGGGTCGTCGTCAAGACTTTTCGTTTGAAATACGATATAAGCTGATTTTATCTCGTCCTCGAACACGTGGCTTAACCTCCACCACCTTTACCCGGTCCCGGCACGTCGCCGCCTTCTCTGGGCCTCGGCGGTGGTCCCTGCGGGCTGGGTGTCTGTGGCTCCACTGGCTTCCCACTCGGCGGCGTATCAACCGGTTTATCATCTGGGCGATTGCTTGACATTGTTCTCCTCGTCTCCCTTTTAATCAGATCGTAGTACGCGTGAGTGTGTACCACTGAAAGTTCCGTTTAGTATCACGGTTGAAATTCATCGCGGGAGTCTATCCAAATTCCGGCTACCTCGAACCTCGCATGGCAGCTACCAAATCACCGCCAATCTCAAACCTGACATGAATCAAAGTAAGAATATCCAGTGCGTACTTCTTGCGTATCGGGCTGGGATCGCTCTCAACCACCTCGCGTAGCATTGACTTCAATTTCTCCAGATCTTTCTCACTTTGAATCTCATCGCGCTGGAACTTCTCCAGCAGTTCGTCCAGTTCCTGAGTATGGGGTGAATGCAGCGCTTGTGCCGACGAGAAACTCACCCCTTTCCAGAACACTTCTACTTGCTTCTTTAGCACCAGCAGTTCAGCGCGTATTTCACTGACCGCTTCCGGCAATCCCTTGAATGGTGCAACCGCGTCACTAATTTGCTTACCCCAATCGCCTTGCTGGTCTTTCTTGCGCTGGTAAAGGGTGTTAATAACCGACAGCGCCAGCGCCACTAATCCGACGTATGGTAACAGCTCTTTCAGCCTTCAACTCTCCGTATCGTAGCCTCAATAAGCGTTTCGTTCACGTCGGTATTGTAGAGCAGGTCGATCTTTACAGGGAATTCTCTCCCTGACTTGTGCAGTCCCTTGAGTGTCCGGCTGGCTCCCATCGGCCTGTTCATGGGATGCTCCCGGTAGCCCTCGCGAAAGCCTTTATGTTTGGGTCTCAACGTCTGCGGCAGCAGCATGTCAACACACTTGCCGATTAATTCGGAAGGGTGATAACCAAAGGTGGCGCAAACCTCCTCGTTGACCGCGAACATCGTTTCCCCGTCTGAGATAATCTTCGCATCGCTCGATCTCATCCACGACTTGAACAGGAACGAATAACTAAGGAATGGCCGCGCCGCCGTTTCCAGTAGCGCGTCCGTCGTGGTTGGTTCGTTCAAAGACGTGTCGGGGGATTCCTCGTCAGGCATTTGGGCAATGGTTAAGCTGTTAAGCGTTAGCCTTCAGCAGGTGGCTCGGTGGCCGCGGGGGTGTTGCGCGTCACGGCGTCCGCGAGCTTCTGCTTCTGCGCGCTGAACTCAGTAGAGAGTCGCGCGACATTCGTGTTGTCGCTTAGGTTGTCAGCGGCAATTGCGTCTTTCAATCGTTGATCGAAGCCGTCCATGAGTGCGACGGCGGAATCTGCTACGGAAGTCAATTCTCCCACCTCGGTGTCGAGTGTCGTGAAATCTGCGGGCATTAGTTTCAGTCTCCTTTTTGAGAATCTACAGATGTTTGCAATTTGTCCTTGACCGACTTAACGGAATTGGCGATTGCGTCGATGCGTTGTTGTACTTCTTCGTTCACGTCGCCGCCGAGGGTCGAGACGAGGTTAGCGAAGCCTTGTTCAATGGCGAGAATCTCCTCTCCTTGCCACTTGGCGAGGTTATCGGAGAGGTTATTGATCGACGTGATCAGCCTGTCCAGTTGCTCAGGGTCGAACTTAAAAACCAGGGCCATGCACATCTCCTGTTAGTTGCCGATCATGCGATCCTCTCCGCGATGCTGTACCAGTAACTAATCCTGCGTCTTAGTATCGGTGCGCACGTCGTAACTCGACCGCCTGCCACCACGAACCCCGCGCAGAGATAGGAAGTGGTTACGCGATAGAGGCCGTCGATCATGTACTCATCCTTAATCGTTGGCGGCTCGTTTGCTATTACGGTCTCGAAGCAGCTACGATCATCTCAATCATCTTATCGTCAGCCATCCTCTCGATCATCGCCTTCTGTCGTTGTGCCGCCGGGTCGCTGCGCGCTGCGACCATGCCCGCAATAACCGGATCTTTCATTTGCGACTTGAGAATCTGGGCGATTGCGTTCAGGGCTACGCGGCCTACGGAGATCGCGACGAGAATTGGTGGGCTAGCGACTCCCACTACTCCTGCGATCTGTAGCGCGAGTTCGCCGAGACTCGTGAACGAAGCTGTCGCGTCCGCAAACTTCCCGGCGCGATAAGCTGCGTCGAATGCTTTAGCTGCGGCGACTGCTTTCGTAATCAGCCCCGACGCACTGGGGATGAGCGGCGAGAGTGTTTGGAGAGAGCCGATGACAGTTGAGACATAGAAGGAGATCTTCTCGCCGCAGGCAGTGATACCCACTGTCATTGCGCCAACCGCCGCCAGTCCGCCAATTTTCAGCAAGGTTCGTCGATTCATGCGTTCTCCTTTGGCGAGGTTTCCCGTCTCACGCAGGTTAACAAAGTTTCACGAAATAGTCACTGTTTATTGCGTTTGTACGGCTCAGCGCACGTTGATCATCACTGTCTGCGTCCCACACGGCCCAGTCACCACCACGCTACTCGACTTCTTCTTTGATTGCAGAGAAAACTCGACAATCGCGCTGGTCGCACCGGGAGCAACTGATTTCGACAGTGGGCTGACGCTGACCTGTCCTGTGCTCGCCGTGACCCGAACAGTTGCTGGCCCGCTCAGCCCGGAGATATTTACTATGAGCTTTCCAGTGCCCCACTGAGCAAGTACAGGAGGCTCAACGCTGACGAGCATGGTGCAGGGCAGCGGTGGAATTGGTACGGGTGTGGGAGTCGGCACAGGCGTCGGAGTAGGCACTGGTCTCATTGCTGCAACCAAATGCTCCTCGGGACACCAGCCGTCAACGCCCGAGTCAAAGTCGAGATTGTAGAAATACTTCGAGCCTGTGTCATCCCACGTGGCTTCACTATTCACTGTTGCGAATACACTGGCTGACTGTGTCCCTGTTACTCCCTGTGAGAGAGATGGGCCACTGCGTACGAATACGCCGTCCATGTCGAGTTTTATCGTGTCGCCCGGCTTGTATAGCGCTGCTGGTCGCGGAACAGGTGTAGGAGTTGGCGTAGGGACTGGATCTGGGATGGGTAGCGGCGTACCTGTAACTCCCTGCGCGGCCAGTAGCTGATCGATATCTGCGCCGACTCCCACGATCGGGCTGCGCCAATCGGGCGGGATTGCCAGTGTGTCAGGGTAATTGTTCCCCGCCGGATACGCACCTTTGTCGTAAGGCTTAGCAATCGTATTGCCAGTTACTACCGCACCCGGCGTGAACTTCGCAAACGCTGCCGAGCCACTCGTGCCGCCGTCGCCGAAGATGCCGTAATCATGGTCTATAGTTAGGTTATTGGTATATCTGAATCCATTCGACTGCTCGCCGTAGAGCGTCATCAAGTTGCTTTGCTGGACATGGGTATTCCTGTCGAGGGTAACACTGTCGAAGCCGTTGATCGTGAGGAAAGGACCGTGAATGTCGTAAAACAGGTTATTGGCAATCAACGCATCCGAGCCGCGTACTGAGCCTCCGGCGGCTCCGGGACACTTGCCGAAGGCCGGATCTGCTTCGTTGTCTTTCCCGAGAAAGTTCAATCCGCCATTGGCGTTCTTCACGACGTTATTCGTGAAAATCACGTTCCTGATCGTCGAGTAAGGAGCCGAGCATTCCTGATTGCGCACGGTGAATAGGACCGGAATACCAGTCTGCCCGTCGGTCCAGACATTTTCCAGTACGTTGCCATCGATCAACACATTCTTTGCGTTCTTCAGTTCGAGGATGTTCTTCACGGTCCAGTGCTTGCCTGCGTAAGACGGATCGTCCACCTTCCAGCTCAACGGTTTGAATACATGGTTGCGCAGGATGCTGATGTTCGAAGGAGTGAACGACTCGGAGAATGGATCTGCTCCGCCAAACAAGATCCCCTGTGTAGAGGCTTCGATGTAGTTGTTGACGATCCTGAAAGGCCCTGGCCCGTTCCAGCCACAGATTCCCTGCGCCTCGATTCCGACCATGTGGATATCGGAGACGTAGGAGTTCGCTATCTCACTCTCCCTGCATTGCAGGGAGATGCCGCGCTGCACGTCCTGCACTGCGAAGCCGTGAATCCAGCAACGATCGAATGAGAGGTGGTGCGGGACTGAGTCGAGTGTGTTCTGGACTTGCCTGCCCTCGCCGAGACGGACCAGATCGTAGACGATGGTGGATTCGCTCACGGTGGAGATCTCAATGCCGACGAACCTGTAGTGGTGCGCTCCTGCTGCGGTTTTGATCACAGGCTCAGCCGCCGCGCTGCCTTGAATCTTGGCGAGTAACTGTCCTTGTGTCGTGGGGTTGATTCTCTCACTCGCTGGCAACTCACTCGCCCGATCGCTCTGGATGACGATCTCCTTGTCGATGTTCTTGTTCGGCAAGACGATGTTGGCGATGACCGCTACGCCCGCAGTGAGAGCGATGATGTCTCCACCTGCTGCTTCGTTGATCGCTTGTTGCAGGCTGGTGTAATTCATACCTGTACGATTGTTGGTTATAGACATATAAATCAATCCTTTCAGGGGGTTGTTAATAGTTCAGTGAATTCCCACGCACACTCGACGATCATTCCACCTTGCACGCTCAAATCGCGATGAAATCTCAGTTCGAATGAGTCCGGTGCGACGCAGAATCTCAGCCATGAGATTTCCTCAATTGTCCCGCTCGGCACACTTGCCATTGCAATATCCTCGGTTCCGTTCCCATTATCCACCACTGATGTGATGCGGCGATTTGCTACAGTACCGTCGCTGTAAGTGAGCTGGACGTCGCGTCTGGCGTAGTGGAGATTGTAGAAAGAGTAGCCCGACGCAACTCGAAGTATTGTACCACTGACGCGAGCGATGAAGGTAAGATCGTTCTCCTTGCTCGGCACCCAGACTGGATTCTGTCGTCCCTGTCGTGCCTCCAGCCAGCCATAAAACTCACTTAATGCCTCGCGTGAAACCAAGAGTACCCGCGCCGGGATTGTCGATGAAGTTGCGGTATCTAACCCACGAAAGTAGTCATTCCCAGTGAGATTGCCCGTGCCTAGTTGACGCTGGCGAATGGAGTACTGCGTCTGTTCGAGCACGTCGAATCGCGCCGAGTCGAGGCTGAATACTTCGATGGCAGGTTTGCTCAAATTGGGTTGGTAAGTGGAAGTCGGACTGTAAGCCGTCACCCGTCGTGAACTCAGCTCAGTATCGAGGATCTCGAAAGTGAGTGCTCCAGTCTCACGATCAATCACGTACGCTTCCAGTTGTGATTCGTCATTTGGCAAGTGCGCCAGTCGAGCCGGAGCTACCAGCCCGTTCGCAATCGCCGTGCCTACCGCCGGACTCACTCCCAGTTGTGAGTCAGTGCGTGAGGTGACTTTGAAGAACTGGAATGTCGTTGGATCGTAGGGGTCGGTGAACGTTGTGCAGTAGCTGCCGATCTCAAAATCTCGCAGCGTCGTGTCGCAGTCGAGGGTCGCGTCAGAGACATTCGCGGTCGTCATGAGCGGTACCCAGTCGGTGAGGATGGGCAGTCGGAACACCTGCGCAGGGGTGAATAGCGTGCACTGGAACAATGCCTTAGCCTGTGTGCTCGTCGGCGTAATCGCATACTCCAGTGCGCGTCGTGGTCCATGCGGGCGCGCATTCACTCGCTGCTCATAGTCAGGCTCGGAGCGATTGCCATGAGTCTTCCAACTGAGGTGCTCGGTGATGACACGCTCACTCCCACTGATCGGCTCAGTCCAGTTGTGGGCGAAGGGGAAGTCGACTGGCTCAGGAGCGTCGGTATCGAGGACGACTTGCACTCGCACCGTGATCGTCGCACTGCTGAGCAGACGATTGATGGCAGCTTCGTAGTTCTCTTTCACCTCGGTTGCATTCAACGCTGGCGAGCAGATCGAGGCTTCGTCAATCCCCGCGCTGACGAACAGGTTCTGGTTCGCCGCGCTCCCAAAGAACCACGCGGGCGATCCGCCGATGTTGATATCGCCTGTAGGTAGATCGCTCCGACTCGCGACCAGCACGCCGTTAATATACAGCCGCATCACATTCCCGTTGCGCATCCCAACGATGTGATACCAGCGGTTCACGACAGGCGGGGTAAAGTTCACTTCCCAGTCGCTGCCGCCAATCGATAGCACGAAGCGAATCCCGCCGCCGCCCTGATCGATGGCGATGTAATTGCCGCCACTGAGCCCGATCTGCCCGTTGCGCGTGACGAGGTGCGAGACTTGGACAGGTGGGAGCACGTAGCCGAAGACCTCAATCGAGAAGTTATCGCGCACGTCTGACTGGGGCGCGACACTAATCAGCGTCTTACCCGCTGCACCACTCATCGCGAGCGAGGCTGGGTCAGTCTCCACTGGCGAGGCGATGCCGAATACTGGCGCGTAGATCTCCCCGTCGGTGGCGAAAGGCGAGGAGTCGCGCAGCACTGTGCCGCTCGCTTCATCCATGCGATGAAAGAGCTTGAGCCCGCTGCGGCTGAGTACGGTGTCTGAGTAAGAGAGGGTCATCGCTTGTAATTAGAGCAAGGTAACGGAAATTCCCCAATAGTTGCCTGCGTAGAGATGCATGTCATTCAGTCTCGAATCGCTTAACACAGTCGTGCATTGAACAACCTCACAAAGATCTGCGGTGATACCACCAGAGCTTCCAGTAATGAATCTCCCGATGCGCGCTAAAATATGACTGGACCAGTTGTCATTGGCGCTATTGAAGTTTGTCCCCGAATTGACGAGCGCTCCGTCAAAATACAGCTTATGCGTCCCCACGCCCTCAGGCCTCGTCACCGTCAGAATATGGAACCCTGTCGCCGTCTGGGCAAACGACTTTCGCTCGCCGCTCTGTTGCGTGAAATACTCAAACTCCTGTGGCGAACCGCCTGACGGGGTGAATCCGGTGATGATCGCTGGACCGCCCTCACTGGTCGAACCGCTGAGGATGTAGTCAACTGTGGATGACGCTGACACAACTACCATTAAGGTATTCGCGGTTCCACCAAAGAAGTGATCCGTATTGTTATGGTCTAAGAAATCGTCGCCATCGAATCGCCAGACCGGACGACCGTTTTGAATACCTACTTTATGTGTCGGCTTGCTTCCGGCGATGGTCTGCCGCCAGCGCTCTGCCGTGTTGAGCTTATTACGAACCATCTGAATAGCGTCGCCGTCAGTCGAGGCAGGAGTAGTGCCATCGTCGGTATAGGCTTCATCTCCCGCACGCAGCCAGAGCGCGGTCGAGGCCTCCTGAGACGGATCGAATAAGCCCGCCATAACAACCGCGTCGGTGAGACTGTTCAGTGAATCGCTCAATGCTAGTGATGCAGGCACGTTGAGTTGTATGCTAATTGCATCGCTCAGGTTGAGACTGTCCGCGAACGAGGAACTCTGGGCCACTGCGATAAACTTATTGAACGCATCGCTCAACGCACTCAGGCTATCTTCCAGCTCAAAATGTAAATGCAGGGTGAGCGTGAATCCGGGTGGAACATAAGCCGCAAACGCCGCTGCACCCACTCCGTACTGGTCCTCGGTGCAGTTGAGTTGAATCTCCGCAGTCGAGTCAGTCGCCAGTGCCTGCACTTCCCCAACCCGCAGGATCTTGATGAAGTTATCTACATTGTCGATATACTTGATCACGTCGCCGGGTTCGAGTGCGTAGCCATCGCGATTGACGGTGAGATTGAATGGAGAGCGGGGATATGAACCAGCGCGCAACTCGCGAGTTCCGACTAACGCCGCACTTGCTCCATTGCTCACCCCGTCCAGCGACTGCGAGAGCGACCTCGTCCTGCCCGTGAGCATCTTGTTCGCGATGTCCTGCACATAGCGGGTGGCTTTCAAGTAGTTGTTATTTCGATCTATGTAATCGAAGCTGAAGTCGTTTGCTGTACTGGCCCACGTGCCGGGAGTGAAGCCGTCAACTTTGATGACGTTGTACAACTCAGGCGATGAGCCGTCTGGTCCACGCCTGAACACAGGCAAGCTCGGAATCGAGTAATCGCGCTCAATCACCTTGTAGCGAATCATGCCTGAGTTGAACGAGTAGTAGATAATCGAATCGCCGAGAGCGGTGAATTTGTCGAGCGCGGTCTCGACGTCTGTGTCGGCGTTCATCTCGATGGAGATACCCAGCCCGCGGTTGAAGTGCGTCTGCGCGCCGAGCTGGAATGAGGCGAGATCGATCTTGCTCAAGGGGAGCTTCTTCACGCCGAACGTCGGGCTCGTCAGCCACTCATAGCAGCACTCGGCGAGATTCGCGTCTCCGTTGATGTCGTGATAGGCAGGTACGCCGAGATTGTTCGGCAGGCGGCGCACACGCAATTTGAGCGGCCTGACCGCTGGTGCGCCTTGTGGAGTAGCAGCGAAGTAACCCGACTCGGGATAGCCCGTGAAGCCGTAGATGAGGAACAGCGCCTTACCACTCCACGACGCTGTATTCGCACCGAGTTGCGCGGCGATGTAGGGATCAATGTTCTGTGTCGGCCAGAAGTGGCCGGAGATGGCTTTACAGAGCGCGTACACTCCACCGTCGACATGATCCCCGCCCCATGCACTCGGATCATCGATGAGGAACTGGTTCCCCGCTGGAGCGCCGAAGCTGACAATACGCTCGTCGACTTTGACCGCAGTGATTGCATCGATCACTCCATGACAAATCCCGTAGAGGAAGCCGCAGTAGTAGCGGTATGAAGCGGTGCGAAGTTGCCCGAGTCCGGCGACGATTGCTCCCAGTATTGTCCCTTCGGCCAGTCCGATGTAGGCTGTAGGCGGATCAGGTACAAGCCCGAATGAACCTCCCCCTGCAACGTAACCCGCCAGCCCATCCAGCCCTGCGCTGATCAGCATCTGCGCAATCGAGACATCGTTCTTTACCTTCTTGCTATGAAAGTCGAAGTAGGAGATGAGATGCGGGACGGTTTCGACCGTGCCTGCGATGTAGGAAACAGTGTCGGATGCTTCCCCCGGAGAGACGTTGAAGTCGTTAAAAGTGGCGCGTTTGACTCCAGTCGGTTCGAGCAGGACGTTAAGCGCTTGGGAGCCTGCCAGGAGCAGCGTGGACGAGAGCACAGAGCGCTGTGTTATCGCCCTGCTGGCTGCTCGACCCAGTGCGCCGCCGCTCAATTAGCGATTCCTCCTGAATACCCATAGTAGAACGAGCACCACGGTGATACACGGCGCTATGATGGCTAATACTTTGAAGCTGACTTGTAGTTGCTGGTAAAAGAAATCCCAATCGCTCACGTCACCTCAATCCTCCCAATCGCATGAACGTTCTTATTCGTCTGCAAGTGATTTCCCCCGAACGCCGCCCCGTTGCCAGTCTCACTGCCGAACTTGTCCCTGCACGTCTGGTACAAGTGATCGTCGCCATCGATCAGCGTCGCCGAATCGCCTACTTTCAATGACGACACGGGGAAGTTCTGGAGTAGCGTGAGCACGTCGCCCGTATGGTCCAAGATGAAGCGCTTGTCGCCGTTCGCAACTGAGAACACGCCCGCGTTGAACCAGTGGTCGATCTGCGTGATTCCAGTGACAGTGACAGTAAAGTTCTCCGTGTCAACCGCACTCACCACCACTGCCGTGGAGTGATTTGCGATCTGCGCCGGACAGGGAAACTGGTACGTCATAAACGGGCAGGTCGGAGCCCACTTCTCACTCAGCCCCTCACTACCCGCGACCACCGCGGCCCAGTGCTGCGAGCGAATGATTCCTGTCGATCCTACGATCGGCGTCTCAATCACCACCCCTGACCAGATCTCGAACACGTCCCCACTGATCTCATTCTGTCTCCACACCGTCACTTCAGTATCGCCAGCCGGAGGAAACTCGCGATGCGCGCGAATTATCGGGTTGCGATGGCTGACAGTGATTTCCAAGTTTCCCCTGTCAGCTTGAGGAGACATCGTCGGATCGTTGTGCGAGATACCACCGCGCGGGTGGAGGAAGGTGGTTAGAGTTGCGCCGATAGTTGCAGCGATGACGACAGGAGCACTGGACCACCTGAAGGTGCCAAATGGCCCACGGAACTCGTAGAGAAAAGTTTGCGCGGCATCGTATTCGGATTGTTCAATGCTGGCGTAGGTCATATAAGTTTAATCGTCAGAGATCCGACAGGGAATGTCCTCTTTCTCCCGTTCAGCACCGTGAACGGCGCATCAAGCAAATCGTAATACCTCGGATCACCCCCACTCGATGCAGCCCACAATCCCACTTCGTCGGCCTGTCCCCAGTCTCCACCAGTCGCAACAGGCGTCTCGAACTCAATTCCATTGCTAATCGCCTTCGTCGCAGTGACTGGGAAGTTCGTCGAGTTCGCGGTGAGCGGGATGCGCGCATAGCCGTTGCCGCTTAGCTCGCTACCCCCACCCCGAAAGCCGACATACCAGACCGCGGGTGGACTGTAGCTCGTGCCATTGAAATCCAAGTTCAATAGATCCGCTCCCGCTTCGTCACTGATACTCATACAAACTGCAATCCTCCAACTTTGCGATTCCACCTGCCCCGCACGATCTGTGCTCGTCGTCCCTGCGGCGTCAGCCGATGCGACTCCATTGCTTCCCCGACCGCGTCATCTCCCAGTGCCACAATGGTCCGCACTTCTCCACTTGACTTGCTCAGTACTGCGCTCATCTGGTCCAAGTTGTAGATCTTCCCGCTCACGTTCGGGCGAAAGAATTCCTTCTCGTGAATCTGGTAGATTCGTCCCATGTCCACCGGACCGCCGCCTGCTCGCGCGCCGCCGAAGATGCCGCTGAATAAACTCGACACTCGATCACCGACTCCATGACCAAGCTCGTGTAGCGCCATGCTAATCCCGCCTGCGATGTCAGTCGGCATCGCCGCTGTACCACCCATCGTGCGAGTGAGGGCGTTAAGCGCGGCAGTGTTGTCGCGAGTTGCTTTGGTATTGTCAGCCACTTCTGCATGTGGCCCACGCGCGCCGAGCAGGGGGTTGATGATCGTGCCGATCAACCCTTCCGCGCCCTGTGCCTGTCCGGTAATGAGGCGCTCCAGTAATCCCTTGAACAGTTCATCACGAATCTGCTTGGCAAAATTTGCCGCGGATTGCTTCAACGACTTCCAGAACTCGTCTGACGACTTGCCAATTGCGTCAAAGATGTCAGACGCAATCGAGGCGAGGTCATCCGCCACTTGCAGCAACTCCTGACGACGCTGCTCGGCTGCCTGTGTCGCCAGTTGTCGCAATCGAGCTTGATGCAGTTCTGCTTCGGCCTGCTCTTGCGCGTGAATGCCTGCGAGGGTGTCGGCTAACTCCTTCGCGTTCTTGATACGAATACGCGCTAAATCGGCCTCGTCCTTAAATCCCTGCATGACTCGATCATGTCGATCTTCCTCACGCGTGATCTCGAATTGCAACTCTGCGTCCCAGAGTTGATGACGAGTAAGGATCGAGTTACGTAGCGGTTCCAGATTCGTTTCGCCAGCCTCAAGTCGCACATCAGCCGCGCGCTGGAACGCGTCTCTGATTTGCGCCGCGAACTGGACCACGTGCTCGGCGTCGGAGCGAATCGCAGCGGCAATAGTACGACTACCGCCTTCGAGGAAGGCTTTACGTTCTGCGGCTAGTTCATCGAGCTTGTTCTGCGCCTCATTACGTCTTTCCTCGCTGAGACGAGCATCGTCTTTCTCCTGCCGCAAGATCCGCTCTCGCGCGTTGAACACCCTGAGCGCTTGCTTCTCCTCGAACTCCGCTGCCTGCTGCTCGGTGATAATGCGGAAGTCAGCCTGCTCACGGATGCGCGCTTTCACCTGCTCGGTCTGAGTCTCGATAATGCGCAGTTGCGAGTTCGCTGTAGCTTGGCCGATGCGCAGTTGCTCAGCCGCGGAATCGTCAGTGATTTGCTGGACCTCTTTCGCGCTGCGACGTTCCTCCTCCTTGATGCGCGCGTTGATTTCAGCCACCCGAACCGCCCTCTGGCCCGGCTTGCGGATCTTTTCAGCTTCAGCCAATTCCTTCTGCAAGCCCACAATCGTCTCTTGCCGACGATGGAGTTCGAGGTTGATCGTGTCCTGTGTGTACTTCTCCCGCGAGACGAAATTGAGGTCCAGTTGCCGCTGGAGCGCGTCATGCTCGGCCTGTAATCCTTTCAGCGTCTCCTGTAGTGAGATCTCAGCCAGTCGTCGCGCAGTCTGGGCTGGATCTTCTCCCTTGCCCCCACCACGTCCCTTCGGAGCAAACGCATCACGGATTCGCTTAGCTGTATCCGCCGCGGTTTGCTGTGCTTCCCTGTCCTGCGTGAATGTGCGTCGCGCCAGCACTGGCTCGGGAGGCGTAATCGGCACGCCGATGCGCTTGCCTATCTCAGCCGCAATACTCCCGGTAATGTTGCCGCCACCTTCGGCTATTTTAGGAATCAGCCGCAGTTCGATAATCATCGGCAAAGCGGCGATTGCGGCAAGTTTGAGCAGTGCTCCGGTGAGACTGAGCACACCTTCGGCTACGTGCTCGATATCCCGCGCCCAGTTGCCAATCTCAACTCGATTACGCGCGATCCAGTCGCTGAATTTCGTGGCCGCAGCTAGGACAGTGGGGAGTGCTTCTTCGCCGACGATACGTTTGAAGGACTCGAACTGGGCTTCGAGCAAGACTACTTGCTTATGAAAAGCCGCTGCCGTTTCAACCCCGTCGGAGTTAATATGGACCCCTGTATCCTGTACTTGTTTTTTGAACCTGTCTAAAGCGCCGTCTGCTGTACCGACACTCTCGGTAATTTGGTCCACTACCGCAACAACCGCTTTCCCGTCACGTGTGCCAAATACCTGCATAGCCGCGCCTGTGCGGGTAACTCCAGCGGGGAGCTTGGCAAACAGGTCAATTAACTGACTGATGGCCTTATTCGGATCTTCGGCATCAATGCCGAGCTTTTTCAGTCCAACACTAAACCTGCTGGTCCCGCCCTCTGCGGCATCAACCAGCTTTCGGTCTAGCTGGCCCACGCCTGTCACAAATTTATCCAGTGTAGTACCGGACTGGCGCGCGGCGAGATCAAACACTTGCAGGTTGTCGGTGCTTAATCCGGTCTGACGGCTAAGATCGGCGAAGCGCTCCTCGGCTTCTGCTGCTGAACTTGCGAAGTAGAACATCCCCGCCGCCGCGCCAATTGAAGCTGCCACCAGCGCGGTGAGTCCGACTACCACGACTCCAACCGCGATCCCCACCGGGCCAAGCGCCCCAGTGGCCCCCAGCGCATTACTCGCCACGTCTCCTAGTCCCGTAGCTGCGCCTCCTGACTTGGTGACGAGTTGCTCGAAGTTGAGCGCGAGCTTACTCACACCAACCGCGGCGAATCCCAGATCGCCTGCCACACGCTGGCCGAGTTGGCGGAAAAGGAAATTGTTTTGCAGGAATAGTTTTTGGAGGTTGGCAAGGACGCCTCCGGTAGCTTTACCGACTTTCGCAGCCTCGGCTTCGACTACCTTCGACCCGCCACCGATGATCTTCGCCAGTTCAGCTTGCGTGAGAGTCGCGCCTGTTTTGGCGTCGCGGACAATCGTTGAAGTAGCACGAGTAGTTGACGCTACTCGTTTGGCTGTTACCTGAGCCTCCTGTGCGGCTCCCTGCTCGGCAGCTTTGATTCGGTCGAGGGTAGCTTTGTCCCAAACGAGACTGGAAGCTTTCGCCGCGCGTACGCTTTCATGCTCAGTAGTACGGAAGGAATCAGTAGCGGCTTTGCCCTGTCGCGCCCAGAAGGCGGTTGAATCGAATTTGGTAGTAGCTTGTTGAACCTGACTTGCAGTAGTACGCGCGGTGTTGACAACTTCCGCCGCGGCTTTCTTCTCGCTCGCTACGTCGATGCCAAGGAATCGCACTGGCGCGCGTGAGGTGAGAGTAGACTCGATCTTCTTTACTTCGTTCGCAACGGCCTGCGACGCGCCGCCCAGACCGCCAGCCTGCGCCTGAGTCTCTTTGAGCCGCTTCTGGACGTGGTCTGTGACGCGGTCAAACTCTTGACTCGTGGCGGTGTATATCGCTCTGAGTTCAGCTACGTCCATAGATGATTTACTTAACTTTCAATACGATCTCAGCCAGCGAAACTATTGGCATGACGATTTTCTGTTCACTGTGACGACAGTCGTTCTTTGGATGACGAACCCAGAATCCTGCCACTGTTCCCGACTCGTCCTTATGGGCCACGAGGGTAATTCGCGCTGCGTATAACCGACAAAACACTTCAGGAACTATACCCAAGTCGTGTAAGTTGAATGGTAGCTCAGTCATTACATTTCATATGGATCAACCGGGAACGTAGCCATGAGCTTGTTACTCCCCAGTGCGTGCATACGCGCGCCATGCTTAGCTTGTAAAATGATTCGCGCCTCCTCCTGATAGTGAAGCGGCACGCGACTTAGCAACCAGACTGGAACTTGCAGAAACCTTGCTACGAGATGCTTGTCGATGTATGCAGGTTTTCGTCCAGCGGGGTTGCCGGGGTGGGTGAGCCAGCGGCGGTAGTCTCGGAGATCGTCTGGCTGGCTGCTGTCGTTGGGATCTCCGGCGATTTTGGGATTGAGTGCTCCAGGCAGCAGTTGTACAAATCCTGCACGA